GCCACGCGCAGATTATTTCCCCTTTTTCAGCAAGATTCAGCAGCAAATCGAGGTGCCAGATGGCAGGAGTCAAAGGAAAATCAGGCGGTGCTCGCTCTGGTGCCGGTGGCGCTCGCCCTAATTCTGGCGGTGCTCGGCCTGGTGCTGGGCGGAAGAAAAAACCTAAGACGCCTCCAGCCGAGATCGCGGAATGCGACATGCTCACGCTGCTGCAAGATGTGGCACTCGGGCGGGTTGAGGCAAGTACGGTTCAAGTTCGGGCCGCAATCGCCGCCGTGCAGTACACGCACACGAAGAAAGGCGACGGCGGCAAGGGCGAAGAAAAAGCAGACGCAGCTAAAAAGGCTGGCGCCGGCAAGTTTGGGGCATCTGCGCCGCCGAGGTTGGTAAGCAGCCGTGGTTCCTGAGTACAGTACGGCCTGCCTTGATTGGGCCGATAGGATCCGCACCGGAAAATCGATTATCCCGCCTCCGATATTCCCCGAGGAAGCGGCAGCGTCGGTAGCGGTAATGCGCGAATTGCGGATTGTTGATGCCCCCGGCAGTCCGACGATGGGCGAGGCATGCGCCCCTTGGGTCTTTGATCTGGCCAGCGCAATTTTCGGGTCATACGATCCAGAAAGCGGCAGGCGGCTGATCAAAGAAGTGTTTGTATTGGTCAGCAAGAAGAACTCAAAAAGTACCGTTGCCGGCGCCGTGATGTTGACGGCGCTAACGAGAAATTGGCGCCAATCGGCGCAGTTCGTCATTCTTTCGCCAACCATTGAGGTTGCATCGAATTCATACGCTCCCGCCCGCGATATGGTCGCCAAGGATGAGGAGCTCGACGCGCTGGTGCATGTGCAGTCGCATGTGAAAACCCTGACTCACAGGGAGAGCAATGCAACCCTCAAGGTTCTGGCTGCTGACAGCAACACGGTTGGCGGGCTTAAGGCGGTCGGCGTCCTGGTTGATGAGTTGCACCTGTTCGGTAAGGTCGCATCTGCCGAGAATATGTTTCGCGAGGCGTTCGGCGGCCTAGCATCGAGGCCAGAAGGCTTCATTATTTACCTGACCACACAGAGCGACGAGCCGCCTGCTGGCGTGTTTAAGCAGAAGCTTGACTACGCCAGGGCGGTAAGAGACGGAAAGATTGTTGACCACGGATTCTTGCCAGTCATCTTCGAGCATCCCGACGACATGGTTGCGTCTGGCGAGCATCTGCTGCTGGAAAACATGTGGATGACCAACCCAAATATTGGGTATTCGGTAGATCAAGAATTCTTGGAGCGCGAATTTAAGAAGGCGTCACTGGCTGGCGGCGATTCATTCCGCGGCTTCATGGCGAAGCATGCGAACGTAGAAATCGGCCTAAACCTCCGCTCTGACCGCTGGGCCGGCGCCGACTTCTGGGAGGCGGCCACGATCCCAGGGGCGAGTCTTGGCCTTGATGATCTGATCGAAAAATCAGAGGTAATTGATATCGGGATTGACGGCGGCGGACTGGATGATTTGCTCGGAATCGCGGTTATCGGTCGGTGTGCGGAGACGCGGCGCTGGCTGACATGGACGCATGCATGGGCGCATCCATCCGTGCTTGAGAGGCGCAAAGAAGTCGCGTCCCGCTTGCTCGACTTCGAAAAAGATGGCGATTTGACGATGGTAAAGCACATTGGCGACGATGTGACGGACGTTGCTGACCTGTGCGCACGCATCGAGGCATCTGGCAAGTTAGACCAGATCGGCTGCGACCCGGCGGGCCTTGGCGGCATTCTGGATGCACTGATGGACGCCAAGATACCGGAAGAGAAAATAATCGGTATCTCGCAGGGTTGGAAAATGACCGGCGCCATAAAAACGGCCGAGCGCAAGTTAGCCGAGGGCGTGCTGGTGCATGGCGGCCAAAAGATGATGGCATGGTGCTGCGGGAATGCAAAGGTTGAGCCGCGCGGCAATGCGGTCATCATCACAAAACAGGCGGCAGGGTACGCCAAGATCGATCCGCTGATGGCGATGTTTAACGCCGTCTCTTTGATGGCGTTGAATCCTGCAAGCGAAAAATCATTTTGGGAAGCCGCATGAAATTCATTCAATCACATCTGCCGGACGCGCTCATGGTCGTCGGTGTTGCGGCGATCGCCGGCGGTGCTGGGCTCATTTACGCACCAGCCGGGTGGATTGTCGGCGGCGCTTTCGCCCTTGCTGCCGGCGTCATGGCTGCGCGGGCTGGCAAATAATGGGATTTCTTGCCGACGCCTTTTCGCGTAAGTCGCTGGGGCCGATGGATATCTTCCGCGAGATGCTTGGCCGCAGTCGCTCGGCCGGCGGCAAAGTGGTCAGCGTCAAGACGGCGCTTGAAGTGGCGGCGGTTTTTGCCTGCCTGCGCGTCAGGGCTAATGGCGTAGCGCAGGTTCCTTTGAAGCTAATGCGCGAGAGTGCAGATGGAAAGAGCCGGTTACCGGCTAAGGATCACCCGCTGTACAACATTCTCGAATGCCGTCCAAACGACTGGCAAACCAGCTTCGAATACCGCGAAATGATGATGTTGCACATCGGTTTATGCAATGAGCACTTCTCATTCATCAACCGATCGAACCGCTCCGGCATCATGGAATTGATCCCGTTCGAGCCTGGTTGCGTGACCGTGAAGCGCGCCGACGATTATTCCTTGACCTACGATGTGGCTGCACAAAACGGGAGTGCTCAAACTTTCCCGGCAAAGGCAATTTGGCATGTGCGCGGCCCATCTTGGAACTCATGGTCTGGCATTCCAGCAGTACAAATTGCGCGCGAAGCGATTGGGCTATCAATTGCGGCCGAAGAGCAGCAGGCGCGCATGCAGAAAAATGGAGTGCGCTCATCAGGCGTCTACTCGGTGGAAGGTACGCTCGGAGACGGTCAATATAAAGCGCTGAGAAAGTGGATCGACGACGAGATGGGCGGCGTCGAGAATGCTGGCAAGGCGATGATATTAGATCGCGGCGCGAAGTGGCTCAATAACAGTATGACCGGGATTGACGCGCAGACAATGGACATACGCCGATTCCAAGTTGAAGAAATGTGCCGCGCGCTCGGCGTGAATCCGATTATGGTTTTTGCTGAGAGTAAAAATACGACCTACGCCAGCGCCGAGCAGATGTTCCTCGCACATGTTGTCCACACCGTCGCGCCTGATTACGCGCGCATCGAACAGTCGATCAACGCTAATTTGTTGACCGACGCCGACCGTAAAGATGGGTTATACGCAAATTTCGTGGAAGAGGGATTGTTGCGCGGTTCGATGGTGGAAACCAAAGATACGCTGCTCGGTTATACGAACGGCGGGCTGATGACGCCAAACGAAGCGCGCGCCAAGCTCGACATGAACCCGGATGCGGATCCGGCCAGCGACAAATTGAGAATACCGGCAAATATCACCGGCACCGTGCCACCCGTTACACCTATTCCCGGCGCTGCGCCGAACGACATACCGAAAGGAACGCCATGAACCCATTAAAAACCATCGCCAAGTCCGACACTGAGCTTCGCGTCGGGAACTATCTCGTTTTGTTCGGTGGGCGCGACCTGGCCGGCGAATTCTTCACCAAAAGCACGCGCTTCGAGTCGAACTACACCGACCTTGGCATGCTGTACGAGGATTTCGAGCACGGAATGGATGCTGATGGCGCCGGCAACGACTCAAATAATGTGCTCGGCATCGTTGACTGGAAGTCGGCAAAGGTTGATGAGAACGGTATTTTCGTCGAGCGCATCCTGAATCGGCGCGCTGAGTACATGCAATACCTCATGCCGCTGATTGATATGGGCGTTATGGGTACGTCGAGCGAGGCAATCGGCGGCGGCGTGCGCAAGAAGAGCAATGGCGAAATCGTTGAATGGCCTTTGATGCGCGATTCACTCACCGTGACGCCGATGGAGCCGCGCATGGTCAGCTCAAATATTCTCACTGCAGCGAAGGCGCTGGTCGATATTTTCCCGCACTCGAAATCACTGAACTTTCTGGCCAATCGGTCCGAAACCAGCACCGAAACCATTAAATCCATCGCCTCGATGGGTGACATGGAGGACTACCTGCGCGACGCAGGCGGTCTAAGCCGCACCGAAGCAAAAGCAATACTGTCGCAAATGAAGTCGCTGGGCCGGCGTGACGCCGATGCCGGCGGAATGCAGGAAATCGCGGACGCCTTGAAACGCCGAAGCGAACGAAGCCTTAGCCAGCGTGATGCTGATGAGGGTATGCAGCGAATTGCCGCGGCATTGAAGCGCCGCAGCGAAATCTTGACCGCATAGGTCTCATTCAATCAATCAAAAAGGAATCACCATGGAAATCAAGGATATTGTAGCTCTGATCGAAGATCAGGGCAAGGCGTGGGACGGCCTCAAAAAAGCCAACGACGAGCGCCTTGCGGCAATTGAGTCGAAGGGCTATGCGCCCGCCGACCTGACTGAAAAAGTCGAAAAGATCAACGCAGAACTCGCTGCCATCGGCAAGCAAATGACCGACGTCGAAAAGAAGGCAAATCGGCCACACGCTGGCGAAGGTCGTCGGGATGACACGCCAGAACAAGCCGCATACCGCAAGGCATTCGGCGACTACCTGCGTACAGGTGAAGGCGATTCGCGCGCGCTGAAGGAGCAGGGCCGCAAGGCGATGAATTCCAACTCGGATCCAGATGGTGGCTATCTCGTATTGCCGGAAATGGACCTAGCCATCGACCGCATCGCGCAAACGATGGGCGCCATGCCTCGGCTGGCTGACGTAATCACGATCGGTACACAGAAATGGGAAAAGCTGGTCAAGACTTCCGGCATGGCGATGCGCCGTGTCGCGAACGGCGGCACTGGTGGCGAAACAACCGAGCCGAAATATGCAAAAGTTGAAATCGAAGTATTCCCGGCCGAAGTCGAGCCATGGGTATTCAACGAACAACTGGACGATTCGCGCATCAATCTGGAATCCGATCTGTCTGACGAAGCTGCAATCGGCTTTGCCGAGGGTGGAAATTCAGAATTCATCATCGGCAACGGCGTCGGCTGCGCGCGCGGTATCACCGCTTACACCAACGTGGCGAACTCGGCCTACGCCTGGGGTAGCGTCGGCTTTATCCGGTCCGGCAAGTCGGCGGCGTTCATGTCGGTCGCTCCATCGGATCGCGTCATCGGATTACAGCATGCGCTGAAGGCGCAATACCGCAATGGCGCTGTATGGTTGACCAACGATACGACCCTGGGTGTGATGCGTCAGATGAAAGACGGCTCCGGATCGTACTACCTGTGGCAGCCGGACCCATCCGCGGCATTCGGCGGCCGCTTCCTCGGCAGCCCGGTGGAAATCGATGACAACATGCCGAACCTCGGCGCCGGTTCGTACTCGCTCGCCTACGGCAATTTCAAGCGCGCCTACAAGATCGTCAACCGCGCCGGCACGACTCTGATCCGAGACAACATCACGCTGAAGGGCCAAACAAAGTTCAATTTCCGCCGTCGCTTCGGCGGAGGCATCGTGAATTATGAGGCCTTGAAGCTCATGAGCTTCACGACCGGATCTTAAGTTCGTCGCTCTCATCCATCCAAAAGAAAGCCCGCTCAATGCGGGCTTTTTCATTTGAATCGAAAGGTAATTTGTCATGAATGATTTACACAATAGGATCCGTACCAAGAACGTGGTCACTGCGGCCGCGATCGGGGCCAACGCCACGAAATCCGGCATCGTCATCGATCGTCAGGGTTACGGCGGCGTCGAATTCGTCGCTGCCTACGGCTCGGTCACGACCACCGGCACGATCGTCACCCTGGTTGTCAAAGAAGGCGATGTCACCGGCACGATGACCAGCGTCGCAGATGGCGATTTGGGCGGCACTGAAGCACTAGCTAGTTTGCTGGCAGCCACGCCACGCACCGCCGGCACCACCAAAGAAGTAACGAAGCGCGTCGGCTACAAGGGCAACAAGCGCTATGTCACGGTTGACGCCGTTCAGTCTGGCGTGACTTCGGTCGGTTGTGTCTCGGTCACGGCGCTGCTGCACAGCCCGTATAACTCGCCACAAACCAACCCGTAATTCAGTCACGGCCGGCAGCTTACCATGCCGGCGCCGGATCCGTAACCGGCACCAATTCAACCCTCTGGTAAGAGAGAACATAAATGAGCTTAAATTCAGGCGAACGCCAAGTATCCCCGAGTATTCACGGCATCAGGCGCGATCACGTCGCACGGTACGAATGGGCGGCAAAGCAACTGCCGCATTGGTGCGGCGAACGCATCCCTTATTACATAGAAAGCACGCCAGATATACAGCGAAGGTTTGAGCGAAAAACAAACTGCAAGGTAATCGACTTTGCTTGCGGCATCGGCTACGGCGCGCGGATTTTGGCTGATGCCGGTCATTCCGCGCATGGCTTCGACATTGACGCCGAAGCGATCACCTACGCGAACGAGCATTATCGAAGCCAGAACGGGAGAACTGATTTTTCAATCGGCAACGGCAACGCCCCCGGCGAGCTCGGAGAATACGACGCCGCGATCAGTTTTGAGACGATCGAGCACATTGAAGACCCGCGACCGCTATTAATAGCGCTGCGCAAGTCGGCGCCGGTGCTGATTGCCAGCGTGCCGAATGAAGATGTGATGCCATGGCAGCGCGCGGATGGCGCGACTACGGCATTTCACTTTCGGCACTACACGAAACGTGAATTTAACGACCTACTAACGGAATGCGGATGGCATGTGACCGGATGGCACGGGCAGGCAGGGCCGGAATCCGAAGTGGAGCTCGATATGCCTGGGCGCACGCTGATTGCCGTGTGCGAGCGCGGCGAATTGCCAAAGCAGGAAGATATTCCGCAAGAGCGTCACATTGCCATTCTCGGCCTCGGCCCATCGCTGGACCAATATCTGGAAATCACCAAGCGCCGCGGCGGACGGTCGAATTTCTGCGATGAGACATGGGCGATCAATGCGCTCGGCGACGTGTTCGCCTGCGACTTGGTATTCCACATGGACGATATCCGGATTCAGGAAATCAGGACCGAGGCCGCGCCAGCATCGAACATCGCGGCGATGGTGCGCTGGATAAAAACCAGCCCCGTCCCTGTTGTAACCAGCCGCATACATCCGAACTATCCAGCACTGGTCGAATTCCCGCTTGAGGACGTGCTGAACAATCTCGGCCATGATTATTTCAACAGCACGGCCGCCTATGCGATCGCATTCGCAATCCATACGCGGGCGACTGAAATCAGCATTTTCGGCATGGATTTCAGCTACCCGAATGTACATGACGCTGAGAAGGGGCGGGCCTGCGTCGAATTCTGGCTCGGGCAGGCGCACGCCAGAGGCATCAAGTTGAACATGCCGAAAAACACAACGCTGATGGATGCCATGTATCCGAGAGCGTCGAGACTATACGGTTACGACACGCTCGACGTAGCATTTAACCTGCAGGCAGACGGGACCGTAAAGTTGGGATTCAATCCACGCGAAACACTGCCGACCGCAGAGCAGATCGAGCGCAATTACGACCATTCAGCGCCCATCGAAAAACAGCACCAAACCATGAAAGATTGACATGACAGGCAAAGTGCATGAAGGAATGTTCGGCGACTCGCTGGAGGTGGAAAGCGGCGGCGTCATCGAGATTAAGGCCGGTGGCCGCATCAATGTCGAAAGCGGCGGCGTATTGAATCTGGCATCCGGCGCGGTCATTAAGTCGGATGGCGCGCAGGGCGCCGCTCTAACCGCGCAACTGACTGCTATCACGCATACAGCGCCCAGCGGACCGGACTATGCGTTGCAAAATCTCGTGCAAAACACAGGCTTCGGCTTTGCAACGGCAGATGAAGGCAACAGCGTTTTGAAGGTGATCGCCAATCTACAAGTACGGCTCGCGGAGGCTGAGGCGCGCCTTGAAGCATCCGGCCTTATTGTGGCGAACTGATTATGCTACATCACATCATCATTGACTTCCCGGGAAGTCAAGACGGCAGAATCACAGAGAGTTTCTACGCTGGTACGACGGTTGAATTGTCTGACTATTTGGCCGCAATCGTGGTGCCGGCCGGGTGGGCGCGTCCAGTCAGCGCGACCATTGATGTCGAAAGTAAGCCGATGGCGGAACAACCAGCTGTGACAACCATGAAACGCGGCAAGGCAAAATGACTATCGTTGTCTACGCCGGCCCGGCCACGGAGCCGCTGACAGTTGCCGAGGCAATGGCCCATTGCCGCATCGATTCAAGTAATCAGGAGCCGGCACCTGGCGTCGTCACTGCGGCGCTTGCGTCTCCCGCGGTTGCTGGGAGCGTTAACAACGGCGCGCATCGCTATTTGGGTGTATTCCGCAATGCGGACGGACATACGCAGGCTGGTACGATCTCGGCAGCGGTGACGGTGGCGGCGAATGGGGCAAACGGAAAGATCGAACTTACCGCATTGCCGGTCGGCGGTTCCCTGATGACATACCTGGACATTTACCGCACGGCAGCGGGCGGATCGACCTACCTATTTTTGGCCGCTCTCACCAACGGCACGGCTACCTACACAGATAATATCGCCGATGCCAGCTTGGGTGCCGAGGCTCCCGCTACGAACACCACAAGCGACCCGCTGCTTGGCCTGCTGATCGCTTCCGCGCGCGCGGCTGCCGAGACGGAGCTGCACCGCTCCTTGGTGACGCAGACGCGCGACATGTATCTGGACGAATTCCCGAACGACTGGATTTATGGTGCAACGTTCGACTGCAAAGGCAGCGCAATATTACTGCCGCCGCTGCAATCTGTGACCAGCATCACCTATGTCGATACGAATGGCACCACGCAGACCCTGGCGGCCGATCAGTACTTGGTCGATGCCAAGAGCCAGCCCGCTCGGATAACACCCACTTACGGCCTGACATGGCCATCAACGCGGAAGCAGAACAACGCCATCACGATTAGGTTTGTTGATGGGTATGGCGCGGCCGCCGCAGTACCACAATGCATAAAGAACTGGATGCTGGTCCGCATCAAAACGCTGTGGGACAACCGAGAACAAATCGTGGTCGGGCCTACTGGCATGGTGCAGATTCCGCCATCGTTCATCGATTCGCTGCTGGACAGCGAGCGAGTCTACGGCAGGCTGTTTGCATGAGTCGCGCGCGCGACAAGCGCATCCGCATCGAAGCGGCAGCGACGGTGCAGGACGCAAACGGAGAAATGGTGCCGGGATGGGTATTCTTCGCCGTGATGTGGGCGAACGTCTTTGATATTTCAGGCAAGGAGTATGTGGCCGCCGGCGCGACGCAGAACCCGGTGCAAACCAAGATGGATATTGCATACAAGGCAGGGATTGTGCCGAACATGCGCGTTTTGCTCGGTGCCGATATTTACAACATAGAAGCGGCGCTCGGGCAGGACCATGTTGACCTACTTTTGATGTGTTCTCGCGGGGTCAACAATGGTTGAGATTGGATCAAACCTGACCGGCGACCTATCCGGCGCGCTCGACAAGTTCGAGAAATCGATACAGGAGAAGGTGTTATTTTCCGGAGTCGCCGCGATGGCGAAAGTGATTTATGAGCAAGCCGTGGAAAATTGCCCGGAATCCGCAGAGGCCCACATATTCAGGGGCTCATCGTATGCCAAACATGGCACTGAGTACCTGTTCTATCCCGGCGATTTGAAGAAATCAATCTACCGCGTGTATTCGCCGGAAAAGTCAACGCAAGAACTGAAGACTTACCGCATCAGCTGGAACAAAAAGATCCCTTATGGGTATTGGGTCGAATTCGGCAACTCGCGCATGCCCGCACATCCGTTTATTCGCCCCGCATTCGACCGCGTTGACGATGCTATAGAAGCCGGGAAAGCGCGTATGGGAGAAAGAATGGTCGAGATCGCGAGTGAAACATGACCGTCGAAGCCACAATATTTAGCGCGCTGACCGGGCTCGTATCAGCTCGGTGCTATCCGGATGTCGCGCCGGAACTGACCGTGCGGCCGTATATCACATACCAGCAGTTCGGCGGCGTCTCTGTCAACTTCGTGGAGCAGACTACCCCATCAAAGGAAAACAGCAAATTTCAGGTGAATTGCTGGGCTGATACGCGCGCGGCGGCCAAGGCGCTCAACAAGCAGGTATCAGCAGCCTTGCGAGGTACTGCTGCGCTACAGACGACTGTTCTCGGTGAGCCTGTGGCGACGTATGAGCCAGATACAAAGCTGCGCTGCTCTCGGCAAGATTTCTCTTTTTGGTTCACATCATAAGTTTTTAACCGCCTTCGGGCACTCCAAACCAGCGGCCTTCGGGTCGCTTTTTTTATGTTCGATTGAAAGGTAAATCATGAGTATAAGTCTCCCTAACGGCGCGCTCGTTGCTATCGCCGCCTCCTACGGCACCGTCAAAACGCTTGACGCACTCACCAATGCAAACCCCGGCGTCGCAACGCTGGAAGCAAGCCACGGCATCATCGTCGGCGACATCATGGAAGTTACTTCCGGCTGGTCGCGCCTGACCGACAAGATTGTGCGCGCCTCAGTGGTTGCCACGAACGCCATCACATTTGAAGGCATCGACACTTCGCTGACTTCGATCTATCCGGCTGGCACCGGCACAGGAACAATTCGCGAAGTCACCGGCTGGACGCAGCTCTCGCAAATCCTGAGTTCATCGTCCAATGGTGGCGAGCAGCAGTTCCTCGAATACCAACTGCTGGAGGCCGATGCCAAGAAGCGCATCCCGACGTTCAAAAATCCGGCCGGCCTGTCATTCAGCATCGCGGACGATCCTTCGCTGGCTGGCTACATCCTGGCAGCTGTCGCCAACGATGACCGCTTGCCGCGCGCCGTGCGCGTCACACTGCCCAGCGGCTCCAAGATTTATTACAACTGCTACATCTCGCTCAACAAGACGCCATCGCTGTCGGTCAATGAAGTCATGGCCTGCGAAGTCACGCTGTCGATGTTGGCAGAACCAGTTAGATATGCCAGTTAAGAAGTGAAATGAAGGCGTAAAATAGACGAGCCGCATCGGTGCTGAAACACCTTTGCGGCTCTAACCAATCAACCTATCTAACAGGTAAATCATGGCTGACGCTATTTTATCCGAAAAGACATGCCGTAAATGTGGCGTGAAATTTTCCGGGGTGCGATGCAAGGACTGCCAAAAGCTTCAAATGGCGAAATATTATGAGGCTAACAAATCCACCATTCTTGAGCGCTGCAAAAATTATCGTTTGTCTAAGCCGGATGAAGTAAGGGCATGTATATCTGCTTGGTATTTGGCAAACAGAGATAGAGCACTCGCAAATGCAGCGGAATATAGGCTGTCTCATAAAGGGCAAACTAAAGCGTATGGCATCGCTTGGAATGCAGTCAATCCAGGCAGATCAAAAGCTAGGTCGGCAAAGTGGGCATTGGAAAATAAAGACCGCAGAAGATCCACCAATGCAGCGTGGTACGCAGCGAATAAATTAAAAATAAATAAGCGCAACTCCGCTTGGAAGCGCATCAACCCAGAAGTTGTGCGCATATACGCGCACAACAGGCGAACGCGCATGCGAAACGCAGGGGGAAAGCTGTCTCTAGGCCTTGCTAAGAAGTTGTTTAAGCTACAGCGCGGAAAATGCATGTGTTGTGGAAGAGCGCTTGGCAAGAATTATCACCTCGACCACATAATGCCAATTGCGATGGGCGGGGCAAATGAGGATTGGAATATTCAGCTCTTACGGCAAAAATGCAACAATCAGAAAAGCGTAATGCACCCAACAGATTGGATGCAAAGACGAGGGTTTCTAATTTAAAGAACAGGATACAAAAATGAAGCTTAAGTTAATAGCAAACCCTACTTTTAAGGCCAAGGTTTCGGTTCCGATGGCCGGTGGCGAATCGGTCGACGTTGAAATGACGTTCAAGCATCGCACCAAAACCGCGCTCGAGGAATTCATTCAAGCGCGCGAGGGAAAGGGTGACGTCGAGTTGTTCCTGGAGATGGTGACCGCATGGGAGTTAGAGGAAGCGTTTGATGCCGATTCCGTCAAGCTCCTGCTCGAGAACTACGCCGGCGCGGCCGTTGCAACATTCCGCAAGTACATCGATGAACTGGTGGCAGCAAAGGCAAAAAACTAAAAGCGGCGGCGCGGGCTCTCTACACTGCGTCGCCGACCGAAGCCGAGTGCGCAAGTTTCGGGCTAACGGTAGAGGAAGCGAGCGGGCCGCCGGTCGAAATCTGGCCGGATAACATCGCTTCGGTAAATGTCTTTATTGCGATGTCAACGCAATGGCGCTGGACTGGCGGCAAGTCATCGCAGCGGGTCGGGCTTGACTATAACGCGCTGCCTACCGTCATGCGCATGGCCGGCGTGACGGCCGCCGAGCGCGCGGACGTGTTTGATGGCGTGCGCATCATGGAAGACGTAGGGTTGGAAACGATGCGAAACAGCAAAAAGTAAATGGCAAGTTGGGCGTAATATATCCATCCAATCAATGACGGGGGATATATGAAAAGTATTGCTCTTTGTCTACTCGCTGTTCTCGCCGGATGCGCCACTCAGAATCGGGCGCCGCCGCCAGTGGTCAACGTGGCGACGCCAACCTGTATCAGTAAGGTGCATTGCGATGCGATGTGGACACAAGCGCAGCGCGCCATTGAGACGGCAACCGGCATGCAAGTGCGGCTCGTCACCGATGGGCGGATCGCTACCTACCCGCCGAGAACATACAACCAGATGGGCGGTGAGGTTATGAAATATCCGCTCGGTGGCGATGCTTACGAAATGCGGGCGTCGTTTTATTGCTATGGACAGACAGAGTGCGGCGATGTGCGGGCGATCTCCACCAACCTGTTTAACAGTATGGTGGGTCGCAGGAAATATTAAACGCAGCTTCAGCGGTCAAATACAAGGCGCCTTCGGGCGCTTTTTTTATGGGCAAATCCAATGAGCAGTTCGGTTATCGGCCAAGGTGTAATTGAGCTTGTCGCAGACGCGCGCAAACTGAAAGCCGGGATCGAGGATGCTAAAAAATCAATTCGCACGCTCGGCGATGGCCAGAAGGATATCAACGCCGCGGCCTCGCAATCGATCGACAAGTACATTGGCAAGCTGAACCAGCAAAATGCGTTGTATGGCAAGACGACGCGCGAAACTGAACTCTACAAATTGGCGTTGCGCGGCGCGTCGAATGAGCAGATCAAGTCCGCCGATGCAGCCCTCACATTGAGCGCTGCGCATGAGCAGAATGCACGGTCAATCGCAACACTCAAAACTGGATTCATCGCTGCGGCTGCGGCTGGCACGCTCGTTGCCGGCGCTCTAATTATGTCGATCAAGAGTGCGATTGACGCCGCCGATCACCTAAACGACCTGTCGAAGAAAACCGGGATTGCAGCCGATACGCTGGGCGGGTTGGGCTTTGCTGCCAGCCAGGCAGGCGGCGACCTGGAGAGCGTTTCGGCGGCGGCCGGCAAGCTGAATAAATCGATTGCGGAAGCGGCTGGCGGCAACAAGGAGTTTGGCGTCGCGTTCAAGGCGCTCGGCATCAATATCAGAGACGCGTCTGGCCAATTGAAAACGGCTGATGTTGTTATGTCCGAGATCGCGACTAAGTTCGCGGGATTCGAGGACGGCCCGGAAAAGGCGGCGCTTGCATTGCGCCTGTTTGGCAAGACCGGGGCCGACATTATTCCGCTGCTCAACGATGGCGGCAAGGCGCTACAAGAGAACGTCGAATATTACAAAAAATATTCAGGCGTCACGAAAGAGGTTGCGGAGCAATCAGACCAGTTTAACGACACGCTCGGCAAACTACATCTCCTAAGCGGCGCATTTGGGCAGCAACTCGCGGCCCAGGTATTGCCAGCTATGCAAGGCATGGCAGACGAGTTGCTTCAGATGAAAGAAAGTGGGACGGGGCTCGCACTTCTAATCCGCGATCTCGCCGGAGAAATTAACGGGGTAGCCAGAGAACTGATTACAGGCAGAAAAGAAGCCACATCGTTCTGGGACGCGATCTGGACTTTCGGCACGATCAATCCGTTTGCCGATCTCGGAACCAATATCAAATCCTACAGGGAAGATATTGAGAGCATGACTGCCGCGATCGAGCGATATAAGCGGGCAGGCTCCGATACATCGTCACTCGAACAGTCGATCAAGACAGTCCAGAAGAAACTGAAGTTCGTCACCGCGCAGCAAGCAGGCGAGGCTGTGGCTGATAGCAGGGGCGATTATTCGAACGAGGGCCGGATTCCATCGATCGCGGAAGCGGCAACGCCAAAGAAGAAGCCGCGCGCGCCGGTTCTCCCTGGCTCCGGCACAGGGGCCGCTGCTGCCGCAGAGGCGAAAGCACAACTCGCGTTCGACCTAGCGCAGATCAAAAAAGCCAGCGAGGCAAATACCGATGCCTTCTCGAATGCCGAGAAGATCATGGAGGCCCGTCGCGCCGCGGACCTGATCGATGAACGTCAATACTATGCAGCGAAACTCGGCTTCCTGAACCTCAACAGCGCCGAGCAAGAACGTGAGTTGCAAAAGGAAATCGCACGCCGGCAGGCTTCCAAATTGGAGGGTAAGGACCGGATCGACAATGAGCGCAAGATTGTCGAACTACAGGGGCAGTTATCGAAAGTGCGCGCCGATGCGGTTGCCAATGTCGAGGTACTGGCAACTCAAGAGGTTGCGGCAAACAAGAAGATAGCGCAATCCTACGTCGATGCCACAATCGCCGCGCAGGCCTATCTCAACACAATCAACAAGCAGAACCAACGCGAAATTGATGGCATCGGCAAGGGTGTCAAGTTTCGCGACAACCAAGCCGGCCGCAATGCGATCGAGGACAAGCAGACCACGCAAGTTCAGGCGCTTGAAAGCGATAAACGCAACCATCGCATCGATGATAAGCAGTTCGACAACTACATGGCGGTCGTCAATGAGACTTACGCCGCCGAAATCGACGCCTACGATAAGCGCACCGCCGCGCTCAACGCGAAGCAATCAGATTGGATCAACGGCGCGACCGAAGCGCTGCAGAATTACTATGATGAATCGAAAAACATCGCCAAGCAGTTCGAGGATGCATTTACCAACGCGTTCAAGGGGCTGGAAGATGCGCTCGTAAAATTCACCGAAACCGGAAAGCTCGACGCTAAGAGCCTGCTCAGCTCCATCGCATCGGATGTCAACCGGAGCGCGATCAAGCAATATGTCACTGGCCCACTAGCCAAGCTGACAAACGATGCCATCGGCGGCGGCAAGTCATCGCCCGCCATTGACCCGCTGACCGGCCAGACACTCTCAATTAACGCATCGACCACAGCACTTGACTTGCTGGCAGCCGCAGCCCGCAACGCAGCCGCAGCGATCGGTACGCCCGCCGCATCATCTACAACGCCATCTATTGCCACAACCGGCGACTTCGCACGGTATGACCGGGCGCAGATCGACCCAGCATCGATCGCAACCACTGGCGACTTTGCGCGCTACGATCGCGGGCAGACTGGTGAGCAATCTATTTCCGCCCTGTTCAGCGATACGGCAAAGACGAGCAAGGACGCCCAGGAGGCTGTCGACGGCCTCGGCAAGAGCACCACGTCAGCAGCATCCGACCTTGCCAAGCTCGCGGCAGCAGCAGGCCAAGGTGGCGGCGCACTGTCGCTTCTGCCGAGTATCGTCAACCTGTTCCAAGCAGCCGTCGCGTCAAGCAGTGCCAGCAGCTCGGGCGGCGGGCTGGGCGGCTTGTTCGGCAGCCTGTTTAGCAGCGGGGCCTCCTCTTCCGCATCATCCTCCGTCGCCTCCGATGCGATCACCAGTTACTACTTCCACACCGGCGGCATCGTCAATAATTCCGGTTCCTCGATCTCGGCATCACCCAGCATGTTCTCTGGCGCGACCCGGTATCACACTGGCGGCATCGCAGGAAAAGCCGCGGACCAACTGAAAGCGAACGAGATCCCGGCAATCCTGATGGGCGGGCCAAAAGGAACGCGCGAAGAGGTGCTGCACGCATCCGACCCGCGTCATCGCGACAATATCGACCCGAAGATGCTCGCGCAGATCACGAGCGGCGACACCAGCAACATGCGCGGCGGCGACCAGTATTCGAGCCTGATGCGCAGCATTGCCAACACGATCAACGAAGGCGATACGCACACGACGCTGACCAACCTCATGCAGCGCATCGGTGTCGACCATCCTCGCATCGCGCCGAACTTGGCGCAATCGATTGCGGCAATGGATGCCATGCCAGTCCGCGGCGCGCGCGAACTCGGCGGGCCGGTATCCGCCGGCGGGCTATACCGAGTCAACGAAAAGGGTCCGGAACTACTGCAAGTCGCCGGCAAACAATATCTCATGATGGGCAGCCAGGCCGGTCATGTCGACGTCAACACTGGCAATCAAGGCAAAGGCGGCGATACGGTCCTGCACGTCAACGTCACACCGCCAGCCGGATCATCGCCCGCCTCGGCTGCGCAATGGGGCTCGGCAGCCGGCCGCCAGATACAGCATCACCTGCGGAGAAATAGCTGATGCCGATTATTGTGCTTTCGGACGTGATCCTGTCCAACTCCGTCATTTCGGCGGGCGTGCGCGGCAAGAACATGCGCCTCAATGCGCGCGTGCCGGTCGACAGCGGCGACGAGACGATCAAGATTGTATGGTCGCGCACGATGCGCCAGTTTGAGCTCGGCACGGTCCCGATGCGAATCTCCCAATGGCAGGCGATCGAAGCCCTGCACGAGATCACCGAGGGCGGCGCTTTTGGCTTCCTGATGTCGGACCCGAAAGACAATGTTGTGTCGACTGGCGTGGCGTCGGCGGTCAGCAGCACTGTATTTCAATTGCAAAAGCGCTATATCGATGTTGGTTCTAGCCGTTACAAGGATCGCATCATCACGCGGCCGCGCGCTGCGGGCTTCGTTATCACCAATTCCGGCACGCCGATCTCTGGCGCGTCCTACACGCTGGACGTCACCACCGGCCGCATCACGATTCCGAGCGCGCCGACTGCGGCCAATCTTGCATGGAGCGGCCCGTTCTATGTGCCGGTTCATTTCATGGAAGACACGATCGATTGGGATTTGATCGCCGGCGGATCATCCGATCAGCGCTTACTGGCCGGCCCGTCTGTAGTAGTTCAGGAAATCCGCGAATGACCAACGCGATATCAGCCGAACTCGACGCGTTCTATGCGGCCGGCGGCCCCACGATCGCGCGCATCGTCAAAATGACGCGCCGTGATGGGCTCGTGCTGGCCGTCACGCTCGACCACGATCAAGACATCACGTTCGAAGCAGTCACGTACAAGCCAGTGTTCGGCATGTCGCCGAGTACGGTAGAAACGAGCTCATCGCTCAATGTTGATAACCTCGACGCGAAGGGTGCATTGCTGGCGCTCGGCATCAATGCAGCCGATATCGACGCTGGCCTGTGGGACTTGTGCGACGTGCGTGTGATGCGCGTCAACTGGGCTGATTTGACGATGGGCGCAGAGAAGATAAAGCGCGGTAATTTTGGCGAGATATCCATCGGGCGCGGCACTTTTTCCAATGAAATCAGGGGAATCACGCAAAAGCTGGCGCAGACGCTCGGCGATGTCGTTTCGCCGTCCTGCAATGCCGACCTTGGCGATACTCGCTGCGGCATTGAAATGGTCGAAGGATCGCGCAAGTTCTCCGGCGTGGCTGTCAGCACCATCGTCGCCGCGCAGCGCGCATTCACTGCCTCGGGGCTGACACAAACCGCCGGATTTTTCGACGGCGGAAAAGTCACCTGGACGACAGGATTAAACACGGGATTGTCGAAGGAAATCAAGACGCACACGGCCGGTGGACACATCGAATTGCAAGAGCCGATGCCGTATTCAGTGGCTATCACGGATCAAGGCACGTTCTTCACCGGCTGCCTGAAACGCTTCACCGAAGATTGTCTCGGCAAGTTCAACAATGCACCGCGCTTCCGGGGGTTTCCTTCGATCCCCGGTCAAGATCAAATGTTCAAGGGCGTATGACGACACGAGCCGAAATCACCGCCGCCGCGCTGTCAATGGTCGGCACGCCATTCCATGCGCAAGGCCGGATGCCTGGCGTCGGGCTCGACTGCCTCGGCGTCATCGTGTGCGTGGCGAAGGCTTGCAATATCCCGCACCAAGACCGCATCGCCTACCCGATGCGCCCGAACGGCGAACTGATGCCAGAACTGGACCGGCAATTCATGCGCATACACGGCGAGCCACAAGAGGGCGATGTCTTGCTGATGGCGTTCGACGGCGAGCCGCACCACGTCGCCATCGTGGTCAGCGAAGGCCGGATCGTGCATGCCTACAGCACCGTGCGCAAGTGCGTCGTGCAGGCTTATACCGATCACTGGCGCGCGAAAGTCAAAGCCGTCTATCGCTTTCCGGGAGTTGCATAAATGTCGGGTAGCCAAGTCCTCGGAGCTGTTGCCGGGGTCGTTGTCGGCTATTTTTTCGGGCCACAAGCAGGGTTCGCGACTTATGCCGCAGTTTCCGGCGTCGGCGCCTATCTCAGCCAACCGGATAACGTCGGCCCAAAGCTGGAGGACTTACGCGTCCAGATGTCCAGCTACGGCGCAAATATCCCGTTCGAATGGGGCGTCAATCGCCACGCCGGCACGATCATGTGGCCGAAGATCCTGGATGCGGTCGAACATCAGCATGAAGAAAGCAGCAAGGGCGGGCCGAGCAATATCACCTTTACCTACACGCTATCCTGCGCCGTGCTGGTATGCGAAGGCCCGATAGCCGGTATCCGCCGCATTTGGGCGAATAAGAAAATCGTCTATGACATCTCGGCGTCCAATACCGGCGCGACGCAAGATCCGAAGATCGGCGCCGTTCGCTTCTATCTCGGCACCGAGGATCAAGAAGTCGACCCGCTGATCGAGGCGACAGACGGCGCCAGTCCGGCTTATCTCGGCTATGCGTATGTCGTGTTTGAAGATTACGACGTGACGGAGTTGAACGGGCGGCCGCCGCAGTGGGAATTCGAGGTAGTTGAGAGCGGCGCTGGCAATTACAACGAATTCATCGCCACCCAACAAGTGCTTCCTGCGACCGGCGGCTGGCGTGATATCGCTTGGAACGGATCACTCTATGTGGCGACGTGCTACGGTTCATCGCTCGTTGGCACGTCGCCCGATGGCGTGACGTGGACGCAGCGGACATTCTCCAATAACCTGAATTTCGGCATCACCGCCGGCGGCGCGATTTTCTGCATCGTCTGTTATAACTCAGGTACTGCGGCGACATCGACCGATGGCATTATCTGGACCACGCACGCGCTACCGGTGGGGGCGAGTGCATGGCACGATGTGGCATGGAATGGCACCGTGTTTTGTGCGACCGCTGCCGGCGCCAGCTGCGCGACCTCGCCTGAGGGCGCAACATGGACCGCGCAGACGATGCCAGCGGATGCCAACTGGTTGAAAATTGTCTGGAACGGCTCGGTATTCTGCGCGATCGCTCTCGATTCGCAGGTAGCAGTCTCAGTCAATGGCGTCGATTGGGCACTCGGCGTCGTGGCGCCAATCGATGCCATGTGGCGCGACATCGCATGGAATGGGACAGTATTTTGCGCGGTCGGGGATGACGGCGCGGCTGCTACATCGCCGGACGGGCTGACGTGGACAGAGCGCACCATGCCGCCTGGCGCGAACTGGGCCGCGATCGCATGGAACGGGGATATTTTCTGCGCGCTGGCGAACGAGTCAACGATTGCGGCCACCTCGCCCGATGGCGTGACATGGACGCAACGGGTTATGCCGACCAACTCGAAGTGGATCAGCATCACCTCGGATGGATCGACCTTCGTCGGTATCGCGTCGGAATCATCCATTGCGGTCACCATCACGTTCGATGATACGCTGTCGCCCGCGCAGGTGCCGCTCTCCACCATCGTGAGCGATATCTGCCTGCGCGCTGGCCTGACCGCTGACGACATCGATGTAACGCAATTAACCGACCTGGTGGACGGTTATATTGTACCGAGACAGATGACCGCGCGCGCCGCGATCGAGCCATTGCAGGCGGCGTTCTACGTTGATGCGGTCGAGTCCGACGACAAGATCAAGTTTGTTAAACGCGGTGCTTCGTCCGCTGTAACAATTCCGCAGGCCGAGCGCGCCGCGCATGAATTCGGGCAGACCATGCCGGATGCGCTGTCGATCGTGCGCGCATTCGAACTTGAGCTGCCGTATCAGTGCGATGTTGAATACCCAGATGTCGATGCGGATCATCTGGTCGGCAATCAGTACGACCGCAGGATCACGAAAGATAGCAAGCAAAAAATCAACCTGCAACTGCCGATCGTGATGACGGCCGTCAAGGCCAAAGAGATTGCGCGCGTGACGCTGTATCAGGCGTGGCTGAATCAGTCATACCGCTGGACGACAACAAGGAAATATGCGAAGTACGAACCGACCGATGTAGTCTCTTTGCCGACCGATGCCGCATCGTACACCGCCGTCATCACGAGTAAAAAAGAGCAGCCGAACGGCGTGATAGAGTGGGAAGGCCGCATGACGGCGGTCGATGTCTACGTGCAATCGGGGGCAGATGCAGCGCCGGCGAATTACATTCCGCAATCGGTATTCAGTCCGGATGTTACGACGCTGGTGCTGCTCGATATCCCCTTGCTGCGCGACGAAGACGACAGCGCAGGGTTTTACGTGGCGATGGGCGGTAGTGCAATACGGGTGCCGCTCGTGTTATTGCCGCTGCCAATTCCGACCCCGCCGCCAGACCCGGCACCCGGTCCGACGCCGACCTTGTATGTGGCGGCGACCGGATCCGATTCGAACCCTGGCACGCTAGCCTCACCATTCCTGACGATCGCGCACGCGGCTTCGGTCGCGGTGCCGGACGACGTGATATCGGTCGCGAGCGGCACCTATACCGGAAACCTCACGACCAGCGCCAGCGGCACGGCCGGACATCCAGTGACATACATCTCGGCCGTCAAGTATGGCGCGAAGATCATCGGCACAGGGACAGGGATTCACTGGACGGATAACGGCGACTACACCGATATCTCAGGATTCGATGTAAGTGGCTCTGGCCGACTCGGGATATACACCACGGGCGATCACGTCACGGTTCATCACTGCTACGTGCACGACATCATGCTGACCGGCGGCGTGACCGGCGACGGCGGGGCAGGCATCCAGATGTTCGGCGCGTTCTCGACCGCGCATCACAATAAAGTCGTGCGCATCGCGGCTGGCGTGTCATCTGTTACCGTGCAGGGTATTTACCTGCTTGGCGCGAGTGCGAATGCGTACGACAACATCGTCGGCGATATTTCGGCTTACGGTATCCACCAATGGCACGGCGGCACGACTTCGACGTTCGACAGCAACACGGTATTCAACTGCGGCGGCGGCGGCATCCTGATCGGCGCCGGCGATTCCGGCATGTTGGCAGGAGGTTCTCAGCATAATTTCATCACGAATAATATCGTCGCGAATTGCCCTGGGTACGGGGTGCGCGAATACTCCTACACCGGCACCGGCACGTCATACAACACTTATCGGAACAATATCACTTACAACAACGCAGGCGGCAACGTGATGACGGCGACGGGCGATGTGATTGCCGATCTCTTCACCGCGAATCCGCTGTTCGTGAACTATCAGGCGGACGGCACCGGCGATTATCATCTGCAAGCGATTTCACCGGCGATCGGAGCAGGCAATGCGACGTATTCGCCAGCGACTGATTTCGATGACATCGCCAGGCCGCAGGGTGGCACGCCGGATATCGGGGCGCTCGAATATGTCGCATAACAAAGGGCTGCGATGACTTGGAACGGCGCGACACTGTACAAAAGCGCGGATGGCGGATCGACCTATGACGCCGTGCTGTCGATGGCCAAGGCGGCCAGCATCGGCACGTCGGCCGGCGCACTCGGCGATTTCACCAGTGGGAACATCTTCGACGAACTGAACACGGTCAGCGTCGTGATGAGCTCCGGTTCGCTGGTCAGTTATAGCGAGTTGCAGGCGCTGAACGGGGCCGGCTTGTGCGTGCTGGGCGCGGCAGGGCGGTGGGAAGTATTGCAGTACAAAACCGCGACACTGACAGGTGTCAACACGTACAAACTGAGCGGGCTATTGCGAGGTCGACGTGGGACCGAGTGGGCGCAAGGTCTGCATCAGGCTGGCGATACCTTCGTGCTGGCCAGCCTGACAGCATGGAGTCGCACCAATCCCGGCACCGCCGAGATTGGATTGGAGCGGATGTATAAGGGCGTCACATCCAAGACTTCGATTGCTGCCGCCAACGCGCAAAGCTTCGCGAATACTGCGGTCGGCCTGGAATGCTACGCGCCAGTACAGATCGGCGGCGGAAGGAATGCGGCGAACGATGTAACGATCAACTGGATTCCGCGAACACGGATCGGGGGCGAGTGGCGCGATTACGTAGATGTGCCGCTCGGAGAAAGCGCCGAGGCATACCAGGTCGAAATTTGGAGCGGCGGGTACACGACATTGCTACGCACGATCACAGGCATATCCAGTCCGACCACAATCTACAGCGCCGCCGACCAGACAGCGGACGGCATCACTCCCGGCGATCCGGTGCATGTATCCATCTACCAACTGTCGGCAGTTGTCGGGCGCGGGTACGAGGCACGCGGCACCATTTAACAATCAAGCAAACCACACAAGCGGCCTTCGGGTCGCTTTTTTTATGGGCGAACCATGAGCAGCAGCACAACGCTAGTCGATACCGTCGCCAGTTCGCAGGCGCAAAAAGAAGTGACGTTGAACGCCGCGCTCGATGCGCTGAGTCAATCCATGATCTTCGGCAGGCGTGCGTCAACCACGTCCGGCCTGACCTGGGGCTATTACGGCGGCCGCTATACAAAGGCAGACGGCACGAACATTGCCGTCGCCAACGGTACGCTGACGCTGACGGCTTCGCTGACCAACTATGTCGAGGTGAGCAGCCTGGGTGTAGTCAGCGTCAACACCAGCGCATTCACCGCCGGTAAAACGCCGCTTTATACCGTCGTGGCAGGCGCATCGACTGTCACCAGCTACACCGATAACCGCGATGGCACGCAGGGGAATTACCTATCACGCGCCATCGCTGCAGCCTTGGCCGATGGCGACAAGGGCGATATCACCGTATCAGCATCCGGCGTGACCTGGACGATTGACAACGACGTCGTCACTTACGCCAAGATGCAGAACGTTTCCGCTACCGACAAACTGCTTGGCCGCAGCACCGCCGGCGCAGGCGACGTCGAGGAAATCACTTGCACCGCAGCTGGTCGTGCGCTGATTGACGACGCGGACGCTACCGCGCAACGTGCGACGCTTGGGCTGGTGATTGGCACAAACGTTCAGGCCTATGACGCGGAACTCGCGGCGCTGGCCGGCCTGACATCGGCGGCAAACAAGGGCATCCAGTTCACCGGCAGCGGAACGGCGGCGACCTACGACCTGACGACAGCCGGCAAAGCCTTGCTCGATGATGCCGACGCCGCAGCGCAGCGCACCACGCTCGGGCTTGCCATCGGTACGAACGTGCAGGCGTACGATGCAGAACTGGCCGCAATCGCTGGCCTGACCTCGGCAGCAGATAAAGTTCCGTACTTCACCGGCAGCGGCACGGCAGCGCTGCTCACGCGCGATACCGACGTTAATCTGTCGGCCAATAGCGATACAGCGCTCGCCACGCAGAAAGCCGTCAAGGCCTACGTTGATGCGATAGCCACATCCGGCGCAACAGACGTGATGATTTTCAAGGGCGTGATCGACTGCTCTGCGAATCCAAACTATCCCGCTGCTGACGCCGGCAATTTGCACAAAGTCAGCGTGGCCGGCAAGATCGGTGGCGCGTCAGGTCCGAACGTTGAGGCTGGCGATACGCTGTACTGCATCACCGATTCCACGGCAAGCGGTAATCAGGCTACGGTCGGGGCGAACTGGAATATCTCGCAAGTCAACGTCGACGGCGCGGTCACTGGTCCAGCGTCGGCAACGGATAGCCATGTTGCGATGTTCAACGGATCGACCGGCAAGATTATCAAGGATTCCGGCCTGACGCTCTCCGGCACTAATACCGGCGATCAAACGGCAGTCTCGGGCAATGCCGGCACCGCCACGGCACTAGCAAGCTCACGCAACATTGACGGTCAGGCGTTCGACGGCACCGCGAATATCACCGTCATCGCGCCGGGAACGCACGCAGCGACCGGCAAAACAACCCCAGTGGATGCCGACGAAATGCCGCTTGTGGATAGCGCTGCATCGAACGTGTTGAAAAAGATCACGTGGGCCAACATCAAGGCCACGCTCAAGACCTACTTCGATACGCTCTATGCCACCGTTTCGCAGCCGTTCGACCTGATGGCGTTCTATCCCGGTGTGCCGACCACCAGCGCCATCGTCACCCGCGTCCCGGTGGCGCGGGCCATCACATTCCCGGCGAATTTTTCCGGCAGCTATGCCAAGGCAGCGACGGCAGCGACGGCCAGCACAGCAATTGATGTGCAGAATAATGGCTCATCAATCGGGACCATCACATTTGCCGCGGCCGGAACCATCGCTACTTTCACCACCGTAAGCGGTACGTCTAAATCGTTAGTGGCAGGGGATATTTTGTCGATTATCGCCCCAGCAAGTGCGGATGCAACAATCGCAAATATTGGATTCGTGTTGGCTGGAACGCGATAATGGCAGCGCCTACACTCGACGGCGTAGCGCATAACACAGCTACGAATGCGGCGTCTTACACGGTTACACTTACCACGACGAATGCGAATGACATCATCTGCGTGCTGGTCTATGTATCGAAAGGATCGTCCGGCACCGCGCCAGCCGTCACATCCGTAACAGCCAGCGGACTGACGTTCGCCAAGCGCGCATCAACCAACGGGTCAGTACAAGGGAATATGGAATTGTGGTGGGCGCTGTCGACATCAGCCCTCACCGCCAAGGTCATCACCGTCACCATACCAACAACGTACGACGATACCGCTTCGGTCGCATTCGGCGTCACTGGATGCTATACCGCGTCACCGTGGGACAATAATTCCAACGTCCCGAAATACCTGTCGCAATTTTCAACGCCTAGCCATACCGGCGTCAGTACCAACGAGTCAAACGACTTTCTCATCTTCGCCAACGGCAGCAACGGAGGGTGGGCTAGTTTAGGTACCATCCCTACCGGATTTACCAACGGCGACATCATCAATACCAACGGCGGCGCGCTGGCTGGATCGGTTGGGTTCGCCTACAAGGGCGTCACTGCTACGCAATCAAGCGCGACATTTACATGGGGTTCTGGCGTCCAACAGAAAAACGAATCGATCTTCGATGCGCTCACCGCCGATGCGCCGGTAGTTCCATCTACGGCTCGACCGCAAGTCTGCGTCTGCACTTAATTTCAACCAGCCGCCTTCGGGCGGTTTTTTTACGCCTCATCAGCCAAGGAAAGTCATGAGAACAGTAATCGTCACGCTTCAAACCGCCGTATCGCAACTCCCAGAAGGCACAATACCGGGCGGCATCAAGATCAGCTTTACCGGTGGCGTAGTTCCGCCGCAGACCGTCGCATCTCCCTATTCCGCAACATTCAACAACGTCCCAGCAGGCGACTACATCGTGATCGCGCAGGCAGTTGACAGCGCCGGCCAGCCTTTGGGCGACGCCAAGCAATCGACTCAATTCCATGTCTCCGCCAGCACTGTTGGCGTTGATGTTCCGATGCAGGTAACGGTCGCCGTCCAATAATTCGACGCCCGCTTCGGCGGGCTTTTCTTTGGGGTAGTCATGCCAGATGAATCAATTGCAGTAGCCGCCGCGAAAGTGGCCCCGCCGGTAATCATCACTGGCATCAATACTATTTTTGGATTCACTTTGAATGATTGGGTTGCGATCACCGCCATCGTGTATGCGGTACTGCAGACGATATTTCTAGTGGTCGACCGCATGAAGAAGCGTCGTAACAAGCGGAGGATTGATGGCGAAAAATAAATTATTGGCCAGCCTGTCGATCCTGATCCTGCTGCTGATCGGCCAATGCGCGGCCCTGTTGGCCCCGTTCCGTGCGGCCTGGTCACTCCTGACCGGCAAGCCCGAACAGGCGCTGGAAATCGCCAAAGGTTACGACCTGCTCGGCAACACGGTATTGAACGGCGCCGCCGGCGAATACATCAGCACTCGAGCGAACCGGGCCAAGTTGCAGGGCAAGCGCTGGGGCTGCCTGCTTTGCCGCTTGCTGGACTGGATCACCGCAGACCATTGTAAAAACTCGGAATAGGAGTAGGTATGTTAGTCGAAAACTGGCAGGAAATTTTAACGAAGGCGTGGAGCGTCAAGTTCAATATCGCCGCTACATTGTTCGGCGCCGCGGAAGTCGTGGTCGCGCTGGTGCAGCCGGCCAGCATCCCGCATGGCGTGTTTGCTGGGATCGCTGCGACGATTTCGATTCTCTCGAACGTGGCGCGGTTGATGGCGCAAAAGGAGCTGGCAAGTGGCGACAAATAAGCAGCGCGCGGCCTGGTGCGCCATTGCGGTGACCTGTGTTTCAGGCTTTGAGGGATTGCGCCAGGTTGCCTATTCCGACCCGGTAGGAATCCCAACAATTTGCTTTGGCGAAACCAAGGGCGTGCGTTTGGGCGACCGCGCCACGATGGATGAGTGCAAGGGGATGCTGTCCGATTCGCTCGAGATTGCCAACCGCGGCGTCGATTCCTGTGTCCGTACTTATCTGCCAGATACCAGGCGCGCGGCCTTTGTCAGTATGACGTACAACATCGGCGTCGGCAATTTCTGCAGCTCAACTCTAGTGCGCAAGCTGAATTCGGGCGACGTTGTTGGCGCCTGCAATGAAATGCCGCGCTGGAACCGGGCGAAAGGCATTGTCCTGCCTGGGCTGACCAAACGGCGGGCATCAGAACGTGAAATGTGCCTGAAAGGATTGATGTGACCATACAAGCCAAGTTAATCGCCGCGCTGGCGCTGCTGATCGCCCTGATCGGCTCCCATTGGTACGTCCTGAACATGGGCCGGCGCTTGGAGCGCACCGATTGGCTGGCGGCACAGATCAAGGCCGACGCTGCAGCTACAAGCAAATACAACGCAGTCGCACAACAACTGGAGAGCGCCAAAAATGAACGCCAGATCGTTACGCAAACCATCACCAAGCAGGTTATCAAGCTGGTCGACCGTCCCGTGTATCTTAATTCTTGCCTTGATGATGACGGGCTGCTGCTCGCTCAAGCCGCAATCACAGGCAAAAATCCCGGCCAGCCTGCTTCAGCCGTGCCAACCACTGGTGCAACTGGAAGGAAAGACGGGCAAGGACTTGCTCGTTAATATCACCGACAACGCGGCGATTTATTGGGCTTGCTCGGACAGTAAGGATGCGCTGATTCGTGCGGTGAAATAATCGGTAATTTCACGATACGGAATCGCCTTCTAAAAGTTCCCCAGCATCCTTGACCATGTGGGCGATGTTATATCGTGGGTTGAATCGGGCAATGTATTCACGCTCAAACAAGTCTAAATTGCAGGCATCAACGGGAACAAAGCAAATGCGCTCGAATTCTTTGGCGCTCATGACGTGATCCGACATCCTGCTGAAAAAGTTCGTGGTTTTTCCAACATACACAACGCTGTCGCCGTCGACTAGAAAGTAAATTCCAACGCCATGCCTTGGAAAAATATTCTTCGCCTTGATCGCGGTAATTGCAAGGAAGGGGCCTTTCGCATGAGGCGGTTTTTTCATGCTCGCTATGACAACTGGGTTGCCGTGCAAATTGGTCGCGTGCTTTACTCCATAGCGCTTCAACCAGTATAGTTGCGCCTTCGAAGTAACACAGCCGGTAAATCTGGTTAACTCATTTTTTTGCATGTATGGCGACACCGAGAACCTCCGTAATTGGCCATAAAATCTGTGCTATTAACGCTGCCACAATTCATACGAAACAATGACTTACCAGCGCAAAATACTATCGGCAATAGCACAATCGAAAGTGTACAACGCATTGAATGCAAAGGGAAAAGAACAGAGTAGAAAGTCAGCCTTCTAAGCTGAGGGTCACAGGTTCGATTCCTGTTGGGCAGACCAGCCCACAGGGCTTTTCGCAGGAGTAGACACTAACCACTGTGCTATAAAATTCAGGTTGCGCTATTCAATTCCTTTTTTCCTCCGCGGTAGATGTTAAATTCAGGCTTCAGGCTGCCAATGTAAATCTGTTCTAGGCGATCCATTTCAACACCGGCTGCCGGTATCATATGCGTCGAGCCGAACGGGATCTCATTATTTTTGACGTGCGTGGCAATCCGCTCGGAAATATTGGCCGACCTTCCGACGTAGACGATTTTTCCTTCGTTAATAAGAAAGTAGACACCCGATCGCGGCATCGCGGCCGACATCGATAGGATATCTGGCGCCGCCAGCAGCTTGCTATTTGGAATGCCTTCGGAGGCTTCCGTGCGCGTCACCATATACGCAAACGCTTCAAGCGCCTCTTCGAATGTCGCGCCCAGCCTGAACTTTTTCTTATGGTCCCACCACGGCTCAGTGCCCGGCGGAACCTGATAGTAGTAAGCTCCATGCATGCGCTGCCATCTGTTGGGCAGGCCTTCGTTTTCTGGATTTCTTGGTCTTGGCATGCTACTCCTTGGGCTATTAAAACTTTTGTTTCAGTGGCTTTACGTGCTCCGGTTTCCGTCGATAAATCCTTTTTGTGACTGCGCTGTCAGCATGCGAAAGCAGTGACCGCGCATGTTCCAGGCTGTCCGCATCGCTCGCACACTTCGCCCGTAAATCATGCTCGGTGAATCGCTTGGTGACTTTCGTTTCCTTCAATACGCGGTCCATGAATCGCTGCCACATTGAATCCCATCCGTCTGTCGTTTCCTTCGTATCGTGAATGTAGCAAGTTCCTTTGCGCGTACAAAACAACCACGGCGCGATATGGACCGGGCGACTCGCAAGAGCCGATTCGACCGCTGCACGCAAATCCGGTGTCCATTCGTAGATCGTAGTTTTGCCAGTGGAGCCGGTCGTCTTGTGGCGCTGAACCCGAATTCCTTGCTCTGTAAAATCTTTCGCCGGCTCAAGCCGCAACATATCGCCGCGGGAAATTCCGGTTAGCAGTTTCAATCGAATATAGTTTTGCAGCATGACCACACTGCCTTTCTTTTGTTTGCTCCCAAGCGCCAGGCATTCAATGATTTCCCAATCCTCCACATACCGATCGCGCGGACCTGGCCCCTCCATCACGATCTGGCCCTTGAACGGGTGCCGGTCGATATATCCCCATTCAACCGCCTTCGTGAAAACATGCGAAAACAGTTTTACCTCTTTCATGGCTGGAATGCGCATCTTTGCCTTATCGACATAAATGTAAAGATGCTGCGGGCGTATTGAGGAAAGCGGCATTGCGCCGAACGGCTTGCGCAGGCGAGCAACGGCACGCTGATTCTCAACCTGCGTGCGCACGGCCTTTGTTGGAACCACCTCAAGCGCATAGCGGTCCAGTAATGCGCCGATGGTCTTGGCGCCGTCGATTGACTCAAGACGCGCCGCCCATGCCCTGTAAGCTTCGGGTAGTGTCTTGCCAAGCCTGAATGTTTTCTTTCCGTCCCAAAGCGCCTCAAGGCCTTGCGGAACTTGGTAGTAATACGCGCCATGGGTTTTCTTCCACCGAAGTGGTAGCCCCATGTTCTCCGCATTGCGCTTCCTAGGCATTCATTGCTTCCCAATTTGGCTCGGCAGGTTTGGACGATTTTACGCCTTCCGTGTCTCCGAATTCCTTTTTGACATGCGATCGCAAGATAGCAATGCTGCCATCGGCGCGCACTTTGTGCTGAATGCCGAGGAAGTTCAACACAGCGACTTGAGCCCTGCGGTGCGTTCTGTGCGTCAGATCCTTGATTTCAATCGGCTCTAAAAACATACCCATGACTTCACCCTCCAAACTTCCAGCGTTCGGTTGCGCTCAAATAACTCATGATCCCGGCTCCTTGGCGGCTGCTGCCAGCGTCTTCGCGCGCTTCAGCTGCTTGCAAAGCGTATCGACATCATGCGCTTGGATGCTTAGGCGCTGTCCCTGCCTGCCGATCCAGATTTCATCCGATCCATCGTAATACCCGATGCTGATCGCGCCGTCGAAGTTCTCGCCAGTTGCTTCCATGTGTGAAGTAATGACCGCCGTGCAGGTTTCGCCCACGTTGAACTCCGTTAGCATTGTGTTTCTCCCTTGGTGCTGGCTGCAATGGCGGCGCCGGTAAGCAGTGGGGCTTTTCGGTAGCATTCCACGCCGGTCACAAATTCGCCTTCCGTGACGCTTTCAGAGCAAGCGCAATTTTCCCCGCATGGCTCTGTCCTCGTTTCTGGCTCCAGCAATCCATGTTCATGCGCGATGTCTTGCAGCGTTCCGCCATCCAAGTCACCATATGGCCACACTTCCATCACTGACTGCGCAAAGGCGCGTAACGCATCCCGCTCGGCTAAAATCGTAGGATCGCCTTCCTGCTGCGCTGGCGCACCTTGATAATCATCCGGGTCGTCGGGCATCGCGATTCCAGCAAGAGCCAACTTTGCAATCGATCCGTCTTCAACCGTGGCGGTGTTCGATTCATCCTCGTAAAAGTTCGCCGGCTCTCCGCTCACGGCATCCCACGCGCCAGGATCATGCATCATGAAATGGTGGCCGTTCGCATAAAAATACAATGCGTCGTGCAGAATTGCGATCGTCTTCCTATCATCAGGAGTATGATCTGGCGCAGGCGGCAATCCAGACCACAGCGGATAGCCGTCGATGATAGGCTCGGCTGGCGATCCCAAAAAATACGGCACAGCCTCCATCGGCTTCGACCCGTTGACTTCCTCGCCATTGTTGAAGCGCAGTCCGCCATATGGCCCGGAGTATCGATAGGCGTAGCCGTCTGGATTGCGCTGCACTGGCGCATCGCCTTGCACAAAATTCTTGAGCCGATCTTCGGCGGCAATCCAGTGCTGCCGATATACATCAGCCTCTGCATTCAAGTGCATGCATTTTTGCTGTAGTTCATGCATGGCGTTGGCGCACTCCCATGAAAATTTCGATCCGTGCGCTCGCAATTCGCTTATGAGTTCATTAACACAGGTCATTGCCGATTACCTCCCAAACTGGATTTGATGTGACTGGTTTCTTGCTATGCCAGATGACGGTAACGCAACTGCTCGCTAACACGGCTCGCAATGGTGCGCCGCGCATTGATTGCTCAGATTCCACCCACTCACGTGGTGCGGCATCATGCACATCGCCTTGCGCGAATAGCAGAGCGGTTAAGTCCGCAAGCGAGCGATCCGCACGACGCGTCGCGTCAGGCGTGTTGTTTTGCGACTGCAGCGCAAAGTCCCGCGCGTATTGCTTCGCTGCCTTCAATATCTCAACATCGCTGATCGGTGCGCGCTGCGAGAGGGCGGCTTGCCATGCATTCCAAGAATGACTCCATACATCCAGCGCGGAGCCAATTTCACCCGCTGCAACATGCGGCCAAAGCTCTGGATATTCTTCCGCGAACCATTTGTCGTGCCCCGACTTCGGGGCGGGTTGTTGGGTGGTCATTTCAATCCTTTAGCGTCAGGTACGTGAATCTGCCCTGCGCGATATATAACCCCGCATCGAGGGCAGCGGGCGCGTAAGGTCGCGTGAACTCGACCGATACCGTCAACAGCTCCGATGGATACCTGCATGTACTCACCGCCGCTGTAATCGTGTTCGCGTGGCTTATGGCCGAATAAAATACAGAGGATATTCATGTTTTCTCCCGCGCTGTTTGAATGATGGCACCGTGGTCGAGGGCGCTGATAGCGTCTATGCACTCATCTAAACTAGGGCCCGTCACATATCCGTTATCGCACGCACCAATAGCCGCCTCCAGTGCCGCCACCACAACGCTCTCTGGCGTGGGCTGTAGCCGCACCCATTTCGCACCCTCGATGAAGCTTCGCGGGTCGTGTGCACCAATAGCCGCAAGGCTGCAATAGAATCCCGGCACTTCCGTGGGCGCATCCGTTGCGGTCTGCGGGGCGCTACATGTATTCAGCCTTTCGCCCAATTGAGCAAGCGCGTTCCCCGGCTTCTTCTTGTCTCGGTGCAAGATAATTTTTTCATCATCTATCGTATGGGCGCAATTGATTGCTGCGAGATATGACTCACTCCGATAAGTCGGCCGCGCTCCGTCTTGGTGCGCGAGTTGCGCTTCCTTTTCTTGCCGACGTTGCGAGATTTCGGCTAGCTGTTCAAGTGACGCAACCAAACTCATCTCTTTTGTAAGTGTGGATTCCAAATCCGCTACCCGCTGGCGCAGTTGTTCTATTTCGGCGGGGTCGGCGTGGGTGAATAACGGCGTGATGCTGTTTTCGGTGAAGAAATAGCCGCGTCCGTATTTAGGGTGTGTTCCTTCATCGCAATCAGAAAGCAGCGCGGCCTCAACTGACTCCCCTGAGTGCGTCACCACGCCGGGCAGATCGGCGGGAGTAAGTACAATATCAATACCCCACTGATTCAGTAGCCCGACCGCGTCCTCGTCAAAGTTGTTCATATTCTGCTCTGGGAACTGGTCTAGTAGAATAACCGGTACCAGTTTGTACACTGCGTCGTCGAATGATTTCGTGGTGATGGTCATTTCGTGCCTTTTAGTATTGCGATCAGTCGCGTAAAGAAACTTGGACGACGCGCTTTTGTCGTCGGACGCTCTGGCGGTTGCGGCGCAGATGATTGGATGAGCGCGGCGCGCATTGCGCTTTCATGATCAAATCCTGCGTCACGATACTTCTGATAAGTGCTTTCGATCATGCCGCAATCTCCTTTTCTGCCATCTCACAAAATATCCCGCACTGGACTTGCGGCTCAGTCTTGAAGTCGCCATCCCCAGGCTGCAGTTCATCCAGATAAATCCGAATCTCTTTCCGCTTAAGTAGTTTCACGCCCTTGGATCGCGAATACTCAGCCATCCGAGTGAACTCAGCCGGAAAATCGATGCGGATTTTGTTCCAGTAACCCATGCCAGCCTTGACGCACCCAATACAGTTGTTGTGCTCATAACCCAAGTCGTACATCGCTGGGAGCGCAATCCCGGCGCGCATCACGATAGCCTTGCAATCTTCTTTGGTAAGTCCGCGATCAATAAGAATTGCCATGCTCCGGCGTTCGTTGTTCGCATCAATCCAATCGTCGTGCCGATCCTGCTCTTCGGCGGTATATCCGATCACATCGACGTCGCCATATCGCCAAAATTCAGCGGCAACCTCTTTTTTGAGTGTGCGCGTGCATACCGCGCCATAGACGCCCGCGATGTATTTCTCGCCCTCGAACGCCTCGTAAATATCTCCGTGGTATTTTTCGTTCTGCACAACCAATATAGGCACGCCAAACCATGCCTCGCATTCCTTCAGGAAGCGCGCATTGTCTGGATGCTCTTGCTTGACGTACTCATTCAGGACTATCAATGGCAACTGGGTGCCGCGCGCATTTTCTTCGATGGCGAGCTTGGCCGCCACTGCAGACGCAGCCCCGCAAGAAAAGTGACACACAATTCGATTTCTCATATCGCTCTCAATAAAGTGGAGCCACAGCATCGCCAATGGCAGACTTGTCGCTGCGGCCCCGTGAATCATTAGGCGGACTTCATCGACGGCAGCGGTGCCAAGACTTGATCGCCCTCGTTGAGATTCTGGAAATTGCCGCGCACCGTCCGCACTACCGTTTCCCAATGATTGCAGCGCATGTTCGATTGCAAAATTTCAGTGCGTGGCAACTTGCTCACATCGACCAGTGACATGACTTCACCAAAGTAGATCATGCCGCTGCGCTCCTTGATCGGCCCTGTCAACGTTTCTCCGTCGATCACGACTTCCGATTGTGAGTAGAACCGGTAGCCATACGCGCCCTTTGGAATATCTGTAATCGGCGACCTGTCGGCAACTTCGCGCGTGCTGGTCTCCGATACGAACGAGCCGGGATAGAAAAATTCAACGTAGGTCTTATTCATTTCATCGCTTTCTAAATTAGTTCCGGCTTCCACCGGTTCGGCGCTTTCGGCAAGACCTGCGCTCGGTCAACATGGGTCAACCTATTGAACCCTTTGCCTACCTGCGGCTCTTTCCCGCTGTCATCTACTATCCCAAGTAGCTGGTAAAACTCGTTAAGCCGCTACTGCGCCTTCAAACTCACGAAGCCATTCGGCGGCGACATTAATATCCACTTCGAAATGCTTGGCAACAGCACCGGCAAGTTCCGCGTCGGTCGGTCGCGATATCATGGTTCCGGTAGGCCGTGCATATGAAGGCGCCGGATCTAGTAGCACAGCAGACAATCCTGCGCGCTCTGTCGTGAGGGTCGGATAGGTGACGGCCAGCGCCTCATCTGCCGCATGAATTTCCTCGACGCGCTTGGCGTCGGCTTCTTCCTGCTGACGCGTCAACTCGGCTTGCGCAGCATCGCGTGCGTAAGCCGCATCCCGGAGTTCCGCCAATTCCGCCGCTTGTTCATCCATCTGGCGCTGGCGCTCGGCCTGCTCGGCGGCGAACTTGTCCTGCTGCGCCTTCAGTTCGGCCTGTGCGGCGTCGCGCTCGGCTTTAGCGATACGTTCTTGTTCGGCGGCGTGCGCGGCCATAGCGGCCCGTTCCTGTTCGATGGCGAGGCGTTCGGCGGCCAGGCGTGCGGCTTCTTCTTCGCGATCGGCCTTTTCTCCGGCGAGTTGCTGGCGCTGCGCTTCGGCTTGGAATTCCACATTGCGCTGCGCGGTTTCGGCCTTGGCGAGTTGATCGAGTGCCTCGAAACGCGCATCCTTGGCTGCGTCAATAAATTCTTCATAGCCATCGAGCGACACGTTGACCAGACTGAAAATCATGGCGCTGATTTCTTCTGCTGATTTGCCAACTGCCGACAGTGGGAGAGAGCTGATTGCATCGATGCGCGCTTTGATGGCATCGGATCGCGCACGTTCGGCTGCGATCTTGGCGGCTTTCTCGGCTTCCTTCCTGGTCTCTTCGCCCTTGATGTCGGCGTCGAACAATTCTTCCAGTGGCGTGATGCGCTCTTCAACCTGATCGAAACCAGATTCCAGCAGCTTGCCGATTTTCGTGATTGGTTCCTTGCGGGATTTGCGCTCCTTGTCGGCAGCTACGCGCATGTCACGGAAGAGGGCGCGGCACTTGATCGCAACCGCCATGCCTACGGTCGTCTTGATGTCGTATTCAACGGTGCGCACGCTGTCGATTGCCGTCGCAAGCTGGTCATTGAATGGCTGATAGACCTCCTTGGTATATTTCTCCGGTGAGAGGGAAATCAGGGCGAGTGCGCCGACTTGCGACGTGTCGGCAACCTTGGCGAGTTCTGTTTGTGTCGTGTTCATGGATTCCCTTTAAGGGCAGCAGCTTGGAGAGCCGCCGCATAGGTTGTTGTAGTCGTCTGAACCGGGGAATCTTTCGATTTCCGCCGGCCATTCGTAAGATCGATCGCATCGCCTGCAGGTCGCCATCACATTCCCATCGAGCATATAAAGCCCGTCTGGCAGTTCATCTTCGATCTGCGCAATCGGCGCGTCAGCTGGGCGCTGATCGGCGAACCATTTACCAAAATCTTTCACTGAGTCACCCCGTATTTCGCAAGCAGGTTGCGGACGTTCAAATTTATCTCGGCTACAGCGTTCAGCACCTTTTCTGCCATGTCGCTGATATACGCCTCGTCGCGCTTGATGGTCTGGATATACAACTGCATTTCAGGCGGGAACAAGGGATGAAAACTAACGAAGTCCCACTCATCGCAATCGCAGCACCACATGCCGCCCTGAACCTGTGCCATATGCTCCTCAGGCATTCCATTCAGCAGCGTGTCGAGATGCACGGTTGGTGTGTAGGGACATTTTGATTCGTAGCCTTTTCGCTTGCCGAGCAAGCCGTCCGGAGAGCATCCAACCTGCATATGTTTCGGATGCCGGATGAAGCCGACTTCGGTACAAAATGCGCCAGTACGCGCCTCGTAAGCCATGCGCGCAAGCGGCTCGTGCTGGTTGCCCCAATCCGTCGCCTTGGAAGTCCACATAGCACCTGGTCGTCCGGTCAGCAGCTCAAGCGTGATTTCGGTGATTGCCGTCTCGCGGGACTTCAGAAATCGTTTTCCCGACTTGTCCATCGCGCTGACATCTGCGAAACGGGAGCCTGTAACCGATCCCAATCGTTCGAGCAGCCATGCTTCGGTTTTTTGTTCGCTCATGGCTTACCCCGGCATCGAATCAAGACCGGCATCGAAATCGCTCACAGCGGCTTTTGTCGGTGTCGGCATAGGGTCGGCGGCAGGCTTTGCAATAACCGCGGCGCGTGCGGAAACCGCTGCCTTGAATGCGTTGTAAGCTTCCATGTCGCCGGTCGGCTTGATCTCGGCAAGTCCTTCCGCCCAAACCTTCTTGATCTCGGCTTCGCTGTTGGCGGCATTGGCGGCGGCTATCCACTTGGCACGCAATGCGGGGTCTGACGGCGGCGCACCGTGAGTGAAGTTCTCACGAAGAGCTTCGTCAATATCTTCCAAATCCTGCTGGAAAATGTCGGAGCAGCCGAGCGTAGTCAGGGTCATATCGATCTGCGACCGCTTCTTTGCCATCTTGAGAACCGTGTTCGACATATCCGCCGGCGAGACGCGGACTTGCTCGGTCTTCTGAGTCTTGTTCTGGTATTTGCTCCACTTGACGCGGCGCAGAGACTCGTCGGTCGCTTCGAATTCCTCGACGCAGACCGCACGACGCCACGCATACTTGTCTTCACCGGTGGAGCATTCGCCGATGCCGTAGCCAACAATCTTGTCTGTTGGCGTGTGACGGCCAAGACATTTAACGCGGTATCGAATTTCGGTGACGCGGCCTTTGGTGTCTTTGGTGATGAATTCTTCGACGGTCGGTTCCGCAGAAATCCTGAACGTAGAGAGCAAGACTTCAGAGCCCGACTTGTAAAGGCTTGGTTGCTTGCAGCCAGGAATCACGCCGTAATGAACATCTTTCTTCATCACGGATTCCATTACCTGCTGGACTACGCGCATCGTTTGCAGGGTTTCTGCTACCGATGCCGGCGCTGCTACCCGATCTTCAATCATTACTACTTGACCATTCATTTTCTCTCTCCGTTTATTTTTAAACTACTTCGCCCGATTAATCGCCGCGCGCACCTTAATCATCTCGATCACAATGCCCGTATGCCGCTCGTAGTCGCCTGGATCATCAAACTTGATCCGCTTCGCCCTGTGATCCAGCCGCGACAGTCTCGATTTCAGGCAGTACAAGTGGTGCGCTCGCTCCCATTTCGAGAGCAGGGAATGCAAGAGATTTGCCAACCTCTTCCACGCCAAGCGCCGGCCAGACCAGAGAGCCATCAGGTTTTTCATTGCATCCCCAGTTGTTAATGAGAGTTATCCAGCATTCTTTCCATTCAGCCAGATCGGCGGCATCCTTCTCGATCTGGGCTCTCTTTGCGGCGCTTATAATGCGCTCGCGATCAGCAACAACACGCCGACACCGATCACCACGATTGCCTGATGGCGATCAGACCAAGCACTGCCGGCGAAAAGTAGAAAGTTCATATGGCGCCCGCTTTGGTAAGTGCGGCTCGGATGACGGAAGAAAGCGACACCATAGGCACGCTTTCTGCTGCCGAATCGGTGAAATCTATGATCGGCTGGCTTTTCACTGAGCCACGATTAAGTCCGGCTAAGGTCAGTTTCAGCGCAGCGACCAGATCGTCATACGCATTGCACTTGCGCTCCAATTCGCGAGCATGTTGCGCCATCTCATTAAACGACTTTTCGCAATATCGGTACTCACCAAGCAAGTCGTTTTCTAGCGCGTCTGTTTGTGGTGTTGCCATGATCTTCTCCGTCGAATTAGGTTTGGAGTCCCGCCTCAGAACTTCGCCAGCGCGGGATACTGGGCCGATTTATCCAACACGGCAGTGGAGCCTCGCGTAAGGCCAACCGTGATTACTCCCTATAAGTGCAGCCAGTATTTTTTGCGCTTGATGTCGCTGATCTGCATTCGAGAAACCCCGTAATCGGTAGCGATCTCCCTTAGCACTCTGAAATCTGATCGAATCGCTAGAACTTGCGCTTCGGTAAGCTTGCAGCTACCGTTGTCGGTCCCTTTTGCATAAAGACCTCGATCAACGGCGTCTTGCGAGTTCTCGGCGCACGTTCCAGCCAAAAGGCGGTCAGGATTGACACAAAGCTTGTTATCACATTTATGGCGCACGACCAATCCGACTGGGATTTGCCCAACATATAACCCATACGCAACGCGGTGAGCGCCAACCATTTTCCCATCGCGCCGGATCTGACCGTACCCGCCGCAATTTGTAGATGCCGACCAAATCCAGCACCCAGGAGTGACGCGAAACTTCGCTTCGAACCGCTGTTTAAATGGCTTGTTTGTCATTTTCATCTCCGCATGTCTAGCTGTTGGTGGCTCTGGCCTATCTCAATCCTGCGAATTAGTGCCGTCTTTCCGGCTGTCTCTTGGTTTTACGGTCAAAGCCCCAAGTGGGCTTTTGGTATCGCACCGCTTTCGCGCACCGCCCGCTAACTACGACCGACTCACACCGAGCTTCAAGTTGTTTTTTTCTTGCGCCTCGCATTTCGTCTGGCTCCGACTGGTTTATTTGATTTGATTTCAATTCTTCCGCGCCTGCAGCAATCCCTGCAGCACGCTCACTGTCTCTGGTGTAGCTGTCGCAATCAGCAGTGCTTCGCAGCGTCGGTCAGCGGCGCGGCGCAGAGGCAGGCCGCCCATGAGGCGCTTGACGAATAACGCCAGCCGTGCGTCTTCCTTGCGAGCTTCCTCGGCCTTGAATTCGACTTCGCGCGCAGCTTCCATCGCCGCGCGCGCCATCTGTTCGCGCTCCGTTGCGTAGAGGCTGACTACTACGCCGTCTGTGACTCGTGCTCCCATTTTTTTCTCCAAGTTGTGATCAAGTGAAAAAGACGATTTGTTACTTGCTGAACGTCACCAATGCCGCGCTCCGCAATTCGCTCGTCAGGTCGCTGCCGATGATCCATGCAGCACCCAGCGTCAAGCCGATGATTACGACCGCAAAAATGAACTCCTTCATGGCGATTCCTTAAGCGAAAACTTGGTGTTTCAGAACCGGCTCGTCGCACTCAACTGTGCGGGCTGCATCAACCAAGTCCCATCCGAGGGCGCGCCGAATTTCCTGCATCGATGGCAGCGGGCGATGGCCTAATTGCCGCTGCTGCATGAATTCGCGGGCTTTTTCTTTCGTGACGTTGGTTTGCATAGCTGGCTCCTTGGTGGGGTGCGCTGAACGGTATGAATTTACTATAGCAGCGCTACATTTAAAAAGCAATAGCAATGCTTGATATAATGTGAAAATAATTTCAGGCGCCAAATTCGAGGCGAAAAAATACCCCGGCTAGCGGGGCATCGTTTCTATGTGGAGGGTGACTGCGGTTTAATTGCCTCTGACAAACCCTTTAAAGGAGACTACAGCTTCGTAGATATTGGGGTTGCATCCGAACATGTTGTCACAAGACGGCTTGATTAGAATTTGCGCCGATCCGTCGCCGCGCGGGAGTCTGGAAACGGAGTAAGCAAGTTCAACCTTATGACCGAACGGCCCATAGGTTTGAATGACAGCATCGCTCACCGTTTGGATTTTGTACCCACTATGCATAGACACCCAAACCTGCGCGCGCTGCCAGTAAGTATTGCATTCGGCGTTGTCAATGCAGATGAGCGGTCTTTCTGCGTCATACCTTGTGCTTGGGTTTATGGGTGTGGCGCACCCTGCAAGGAGGCCCAATAGCGTCGCTGTCATGGCAATTTTCTTCATTATATTTTTCTCCTGCTTGGCATGGCGGTATGTCGATGCGCCGAAACCAACTCTCTCATACCATTCGCATATTGGCTTTGCGTTTTATCAACTAGCCTTTATCGCACTCTGCCGGCATGCTGACTTCGATACATATTCGCCCCGGCTCATTGCGGCTGAGAAGCTCCCGAACGAGGTCGGCGGTCGATACCCGGCTCAAACTTCCGGGCGAATCGAAGCTGGCACTAAGGCGCGCCACGATTTCGCTATTCATCGACTGGTTGCCGCTCATCGAGCGCTTGTTCTCATCCACCACCTGTTGCAGCAGTTGTTTTAGTTTGTCTGGTACGCGCAGGGCGACTGGATTTATATCTCTTAGCATGGACACAAGTGTATCCACGCCATAATTTTCCAGTTAGTAACACTGTGGTGCTATTTATAGCCCGCAAGGTTGAGATATAGGAATAGAATAAATTTCCTGCTGTTGCGCCCGCCCAATAAATTTGGCGTAGGATTAAATGCCTGCGCAAAACAATGTATGGGCGTACAGTATAAGCTGGGCCAAGGGGCGAATTGTTGCAAATGTTGCAGGTTGCTTCCAACAGCGAAGACAGGTGTATTTTTGCGATTCGTTATTCATTTTAGGCCGCGATAATGAACATTGATTTAGACAAACTGCGCGCACTCTTTCTGATGCTGGACGACCAGCGTCAGCAGGACGTTGCATTGATGTTGATGGCGCTCTCGGTAGCGTTCCCGCGCACCGAGCCGGTCAAGCTAAGCCTTGTTCCGCGCCTTGATGGCCGATTTCGGGAGCCCGGCAGCGACCACAAGCAGCGTTTTCCTACTATCTGCCTTGGTGGCGCGGTAGAGGCTGAGCAACTCGGCTTCGTCGTCAGTGATCCATTGCATGCGATACGGAGGTAGTGGCTTTAATTGGGGCTGCGCTTCTATATTGCCGGCCGCCAGCATCTTCGCCGCAGGGCTTGTTTGCGCCATCGCGCCAGCCGCCTCTGCGGCTAATCTCGGGCTGATTTCTTCCAGTCCACATCCGAACGCCTTCGCGTACACAAGCGCAGCATCTAGGCTGATAGGGCGCAATCCATTTATATGCTGATAGATGATTGACTGACCGCCTTTTAAGGCGTGGTCGCGCGCAAACGCGGCCCGATTGACGCCGCGAAAGCGTGCCGCCAGTTGTGCCGCCTCTTGTTCCATTATTAAATTCTCCATTAAGCAATGCTATATAAATAAATATATAGCTTGGCTTGCTTTTTTGCTGTAGCAATGCTATTGTCTATGCATGCCTACTAAATCCAACGAAGCAATCGCGCGTGCATGCGCCTATGTCGACGGGCAAGCCAAGCTTGCCGAGCGCCTGCATGTTTCCCCATCCGCCGTCAACCAATGGGTCAACGGCACGCGTCCAATTCCTGCAATCCATTGCCCAGAAATCGAGAAACTTTGCGACGGGACGGTTTGCTGCGAAGAATTGAACGACAAGGTTGATTGGGCGTATGTCCGCTCTACCAAATATCCATCAAACAAAAAGAAGGCCCGCGCACAGGATCCTAACGCAAGGGGATGAACGTCGGTTGGCAGGACTGATTTTTAGCACGAGTTTTCATACAAAAAATTTTAATTCAAAACAGACCTTCAACGATGCTCATTTCGCATGAAGGCCACAGAAGCACAACGCAATAGGGTGGATTGCTGATACGGAGCATCTCATGAACACACTTGACCTGCGCATCAAACGACCGTTGAAACTGCTCACTGAAAACGATTGGGCGGCCTGGACTTCCGAATCGAAAGTCATTGCCGACATGCTCAAGATGAGTGGGCTGCAAGACAAGACGGTCGCGATCGAAATCGGGATCGACAGCGCCACGCTCTCCAAAGCACAGACCGGCCAAGCTCGGCTATCCGAAGCGCACATGGACGCGCTGATGGACGCCTGTGGCTCCGAGGCATGGCTTCAGTATTGGAACCTGAAGCGCGGCTATGACCCGCGCGTCCTGCGTCGCATCGAGACTGCTCTGGAATTAGAAAACCGGCAACTGCGCGAGCGCCTTGAGAAGCTTGAGTCTGACCGCGAAGTCGAGTTGGCTCTATTCGCCAGGATAAAGACAGCATGACCAACCTAAAAATTCAAAGCGAAGCCGATACCCGCAACGAAGCCTTGGAAGAGGCTGCGACGACATGCGAGCTACTGACGACAACTGGATCCAGCGTTGAATGGGGCATAGGCACGATGGACTGCGCACGAGCAATCCGCGCACTGAAAACAGCACCGGTTACACAGATCGTTGTTCGCAACTGCACCGTTCATTGAGAGGCCTGTATGTGGACCGTTGAATACGTAAGGGCGCGCGACCAGCGCTACTACCAAAAGAACAAAGAGGCCATCATGGCGCGCCGTGCAGCCAAGGCAGCAATCAAAGCGGCGATGGCACCAGAAAAGGCATCCGTCTCCGTTGTCAACGGTTGGCCTGCGCTCAAGACGCCAAGCCTCAACAAGATCGCGTTGCAGAAGGAGCCTGCATGAGCGCCGAAACCGAAACGCACAGCCCCGAGCAGCGCCCGGAATCGGTCGGCGTCTACCGGCGCACTTGGAATGAATACGAGCGCTTCTCGTATTGGAATGGAATATTTTGGGGAGTGCTCGTCAACACGGCTGAGCGTGCCATCGAGTACCAGCATCAAAAAAGCAGCGAGCAGAACCTGCCTTGGTCTGAGTTGGGAGTGGCGGTATGACTAAATCGCGCATCCGATTCATAAAATTTATTTAATTGGGAGCTATGAATGCGAGTAGATAACGAAATTTTGAACGTCTTGAGCAACGCTGAAACAAATGGCGCGGTGTTGAAATTAGTCGGCCAGCTTGATCGTGCGCTGTACGCCCGCACGAACAAGGTGCTCGAAGCCGCGGGAGGTAAGTGGAACCGCAAGGTAGGCGGGCACACATTCGACGCCGACGCAGCCGACGCGATGGATCAAATCATCTTGACCGGCGAGGTCGCAAGCATTAAGACAAAGGCGCAGCAATATGGATATTTCCCAACGCCAGCAACCATAGCGGCGCGAGTGATCGAACTGGCTCAAATCAAACCAGGAATGCGGGCATTGGAGCCAAGCGCCGGCAAGGGCGCGCTGGCATACCAGGCGGCGGATGCTGGTGCGCTGGTCGATTGCTATGAGCTCATGGATGTTAATTTTGCCGCTATTGCCGGCGACGTACGACTGGGCGCTATCCGTAATATGGATTTTCTTGCGCAGGCGCCGGAAGCATCATATGACCGCGTGGTGATGAATCCGCCATTTGATAAGCAGGCTGATATCCGCCATGTGCTGCACGCGCTCAAGTTCCTCAAGCCTGGTGGCCTGTTAGTGTCGGTGATGGCGTCCGGCGTCACGTTCCGCGACAACAAGCTGACGACGGAATTCCGCGACCTGATCCGTGCGCGCGGCGGCGAGATTGAGGCCCTCCCAGAGGGATCGTTTAAATCCTCTGGGACGATGGTCAATACAGTCATCGTAACAATTCCTAATTAAAGCCGCATGAGCGCATTCGTCATCAACAGCAACGAGTCCCTGCAGCGCGTATTAGGCGACTTGCGCGAGATGGGGCGTAATCATGGCTGAAATTGTCCTTATGCGCACACCACACGGCGCGCTGATACCGGCTGATCAGCAATCAATGGACGCGATCGCGAAGCTGAAAGCAGGCGTCGGAATTCGTGCGAGTTTCAAGAAAGAAAACAACCTTCAATTTCACCGTAAATTGTTCGCGCTGGTCAACCTTGGTTTTGATTCATGGGAGCCTGCCGACGTGAAATACAAGGGGTCGAAGATTGAAAAGAATTTCGACCAATTCCGCGACGATATTACGATTCTTGCGGGATTTTATACAACGTCCGTGCGGCTCAATGGTGATATCAAATTCACAGCTAAGAGCTGGAGCTTTGCGTCAATGGAGCAGGATCATCGCGAGGAACTTTATAGCGCCGTCATCAATGTAATTCTGTCGCGCATTCTCACGAAGTACACCCGCGAAGACTTGGATGCCGTGGTCGATCAAGTATTGAGGTTTGCATGAAATCACACGACACAAAGACGCATAAGAAGTTTTCTGTTGGCGATACTTTTGGAAGGTTGACGATCGAGTCGCATGGCGTAAAGGCTAACTGCAAATGCCAGTGTGGAAATTCTGTTGTTGTCGTGTCGGCAGTCTTTTCTTTCTCGCGGGTAGCGTTCTCTCACTCGTGGCGGCGCTGAAATGAAGCAGCTTGCCCTGATCTGCGACACGTTGTATTTGCGTCCATGGCAATCGACCATGGATGACCCGCTGCAGCAAGTGCGCTCCATTGCGTATCGGGCGCGCAACGGCATGGGGGGTAATCGAGCGGTACGCGACACAGAAAATGAGCTGCTCAAGCTCTATGAAGGAAAAAAATTAACAAGCAAAGAAATCAATGCCTTGAACGAAAAATTCAATCTCACCTATTTGCTCGGCCTATACGTTGGCGGGGGATATAACCCGAAACACACACAAGAGAAATTCGAGTTGTTGCGATCAGAAATACAGTTGCTTATCAAGCGCGTCGTTCTGGATCTGCTGACGGATGTGCCGGCATGAAGCGCACCGCCAAGCCTCGCACCTGCAAGAACAAAGCCTGTGCCGACAAGTTTGTGCCGACAAGACCACTACAAAACGCTTGCTCGATCGGTTGCGCCATCATCATCGGTCGCGACAAGATAAGGGCTGATGCAGCCAAGGTTGCCAAGCTGGAGCGCCAGAACGACAAGGTGCGCAGGGAGGCGCTTAAGGATATTCCGGAGCTAAAAGCAGAGGCGCAAGAGGCGACCAATGACTTGGTGCGCTACCGCGATCGCAACAAGACATGTATTTGCTGCGGCGGCATGCCAAAGACCTCTGGCGCCCTGACTGGTGGCGCTTGGGATGCATGCCACTACAGGAGCCGCGGGAGTGCCGACCACTTGCGCTACAACCTGGACAACATCCATCGCGGTCTGAAGGATTGCAACAAGTACGGCCATACCGATTATCGCGGCGGGCTGATCGCGCGCATCGGCATTGCGCGCGTCGAGGCGCTGGAATGCGATCAAACGGTTGTGAAATGGACTGCCGACATGCTGCGCGAGATCCGTGATAGTCGCCGCGCGCAGTTGAGGGCATTGAAGGCGAACGAATTTATGGAAGCAGCATGAGCGACGTGGCCATGCTTGCGGTACTGAAAAATAAAGAATTAAAAGCGGGGGAGTGATGCGGGACTACTGGATAGACCATAACGGTAAGCAGTGGATTGTTCCGCAGATTAAGGGGCGCCTGAAATTTCGCATTCCTTCACATGCAGCGCTGAAAGAATTCGTGCTGCATCGCGCCGGGTATAAATGCGAGCAGTGCGGCTTCGATAATCTCTTGAAATTGATTGCCGATCACATCATTTCCCGTCGCAATGGCGGACAACATCATCCAGACAATATGCAGTGTCTGTGCGAATCATGCAACGCGCGTAAGGTTGGGTTGGTCGATGCGAGGCTTGGAAAGTGAATTACTACTCCTACCACATCGGCGATTTCAATAACGCTACACGGCACCTGACCCGTATCGAACGCAGCATCTATCGCGACATGCTTGACCTGTATTACGACACCGAGCAACCGCTTGTCATAGATCGCGTTGCTTTGTGCCGGAAACTGCTTGCACGCACAGAGGAAGAATCAACAGCTGTTGAACAGGTGTTGAACGAGTTCTTCACGAAAACTGAACAAGGTTGGTATCACAGCCGGTGCGAAGAGGGCATCGAAGAGTACCGCAAGAATATTAGCGGGAAATCTGCGGCTGGCAAGGCAAGCGCAGCAAAGAGAGAGGCTGAAAGACTAGCAAAACTCAACGAGCGTTCAACAGGCGTTCAACATCCGTTGAGCAAATGTGCAACGGATGAGCAACTAACCATTCCCCAAGAACCACTCCCCATTCCCCAAGAACCAGTTTTAAAACCTTCCGCGAAAAATCGCGGTGAGGAATATCCGCCTGAATTCGAGGAAGCATGGGCAGCCTATCCGAAGCGCCCAGGTGCCAGCAAAGCCGATTCATTGAAGGCTTGGTCTGCGCGCATCAAGTCCGGCGCCACTGCCGCCGATATTCTGGCGGGCGTGATTCGCTATGCCGCTTACGTGATCGTCAAACAAACAGAGCCGGAATTTGTGAAGCAGCCAGCGACGTTCTTCGGCCCAGGCGATCACTTCAAGGCCGATTGGACGATTATGCAGCCGCGCGGGTCGCCCACAAAAGAATCCAGGCACAGCGGCTTTGACAAAATAGACTACTCGGAGGGGATAGAAAATGGACGAATCACTTAAAAAAATCGACGCCTCAACCGAATCAAAGCCCGATTCATGCGCAACCCATGGTGAATTTGTAAGCACGGCTTTTAAGTTCGGCGAGCGCGTCATGCATTGGTCTGGATGTCCTCAGTGTGGGCGCATTCATTCCGAAAAAGCGGCCGCAGACGCGGTGCAGTTGGAGGCAAAAGAGCGGCAAGCGCGCCTTGAGGCAAGACTGAGCAAGTCGGGCATCCCGATCCGGTATCGCGCCAAAGACTTCGCATCCTATGTTGCCGGTTCAGACAAGCAAGAAAAGGCGCTGTCGATCGCAATGGAATTCGCAAGCAATTTCAAGCACCACGTTGAAGCCGGCACGGTCGTTGTGTTCTCCGGCTTACCGGGAACCGGGAAAAGCCACCTTGCCACGGCGATCGCGCAAGAGGTGATGAAGTCGCATACGGTGCTGTACACCTCGGCAATCGATGCGGTGCGCATGATCCGCGATACCTGGCGCCGCGATTCCCCGCGGACGGAAAGCCAAGTGCTGCAGGAATTATCTGCCCTCGGCTTGCTGGTTCTGGACGAGGTCGGGGTCCAGTACGGTAGCGAAGCGGAGCAAGTGACCCTATTCGACATCATCGACAAGCGCTACCGGGATCTAATGCCAACCATTTTGCTGACGAACTTGAACAAGACCGGCATGAAAACGTTTCTTGGCGATCGCAGTTTTGACCGGCTACGCGAGGGCGGCATCTGGATCACATTCGATTGGGATTCGCAACGCGGAAAGGTGGCAGCATGAAATCCAAATCCTACGAAGCCGGCCATCTCGCCTCGTGCGGCCCGCTGAACTTGCCAAAGACGCCTGAGCGCAACGAAAAATTGAGCCGCACGGCATTGAAGCGCCGGTCTATCTCCAGGTTGCCGAAGGTGGCGTTGAACTGGATGAAGCGGGAGGCAGCATGAGCGCCATTTTCCTCAGCGGACCCATGAGCGGAATTGAAAATTTCAACTATCCAGCCTTCAACGCAGCCGCCGCCAAGCTGCGCGCGCAAGGTCATTCCGTCCTAAATCCCGCGGAAAATCCGGTCCCGTCCTGCGGCACCTGGGCCGGCTACATGCGCCTATCGATCGCCCAATTGATGCGCTGCGAGATTGTGGCGGTTCTCGATGGATGGCAGGACTCAAGCGGTGCGGTGGTAGAGGTCGAGCTCGCCATGAAATTGGGGATTCCTGTGCGCGATGTGATGACTATGGAGCCTGCTTAATGGACGCGAAATACATAGTTATCCGCTCCGGCGGCTTCGAACTACTTTTCAACTTCCCGCCGCTAATCCAGCACGCAGCCATGCTCCTGACGCTGAAGCGCGGGAATGCGGACTACGCCGGCGCCGAAGTCGTCTCAGCCGGATTTATCACGCCAGCCGGAGGGTGCCACGGTCGCAGCATATCGCTTGGCGTTGAGTCGCGGCCGGAAGCGGATACGAAGCTGCTGCAGCGGGGGTGTGTGTGAGCGCGCCTGTGATTATCGGCGATGCCACGCTGTACCTCGGCGATGTTTCCGAGATATTGCCCGACCTGCAGGCTGACTTGGTAATTGCAGATCCTCCATATGGAATTGGGGAATCTGGACGCAAGAATGCGACGCGCGGCAAGCCATTTGGCGGAAAACCACAAGGAAAGAACACGCGCGGCACCGCCATCCCGCCGCGCGACTATGGTGCATATGACTGGGATGAGGTGCCGCCAGATGCGGATGAACTCGCTATGACAGTCGGGGCCGGTAGAAACTGCATTATATGGGGTGCCAATCATTTCGGCATGCCAGCTGCGTCAAAGTGGCTGGTTTGGGATAAGTTAAACAGTGGAGATTTCGCAGACTGCGAGATTGCATGGTCCAATCTACCGGGCGCAATTCGGATCTTCCGCCATATGTGGAATGGAATGTTGCGCGACTCAGAGCGCGAGACGCCGCGCGTCCATCCTACGCAGAAACCAATTGCCTTGATGGGCTGGTGTTTAGATCAAGCCCCGGCCGCGAAGGTAATCGGAGAGCCTTGGATGGGTTCCGCTCCTGCGGGCTGTGCCGCACTTGCTCGAGGCCTGAAGTGGTGGGGCATCGAAAAGAGCGAGCGAAACTTCGACATCGCCTGCCAGCGGATTGAGTCCGCTTACGCACAGGGCAAGCTATTCGCGCCCGAACCCATGAAACAGACGCAGGAGACATTCCTATGAACCCCGCAATCACCATCATCCTAGAGCTCATCGCCTGCGCCCTGTTCGCCACATTCGGCTTCTGGCTATTGGCTGAGATTTGCGAGGCCGTTGAATTCATGTCTGGAGGATGGAAATGAAAATTAACTTAAACGATGTTGTACGAGTGAAGCTTACCGATCATGGGCGTGCGGTACTCGCAACAGACCATGCTGGATTCTGGTCGGGGCGCGGGTTTTCTTATCCGTACCTACAGCCCAAGGAGGACGCTGACGGCTGGAGCAAATGGCAACTATGGTCGCTGATGAAGGCATTCGGGCCGCATATTGGCATGGGCCTTGACAACTGTTTCGATTTAACGATTCAGACTATTGATAAAGAACTCCCTGCGCAGTCGTCTTTAGACCCCATGAAGAGCGTTCGGGATATATGCAGATGACCAACAACCGAAAGGAGAAATAACATGTTTGCATGGCTGCGAAAACTAAGAAATCGCGGAGCGGTAAAAGAGCCGAAGGTCGTCGCGCACGAGCCGCCGAAGCCTGCCCCGGTTCGTTATGAAGAGTACCTGATGCGGAAAGCGAGACAGCAAGCGAGAATCCGGCGCGCTCAGGATGATTTCAACAAATCGGGCTACGGCAATGGCTGACAAGTTCGACTTGCTCGAGCTGCACTTGGTCGGCGGCAGGTTGCGCCCAGAACGGAGCTACGCCTGTCCGAGCAGCCCAGGCGCGAACTACTATGGCGACCCATCACGAATCGCCTTCAACATGAAAAAACGACAAGGGGAAGACATGGATAGGCCGAGCGATCGCGAAAAGGCGGATCAGTTGTTGATCGAGTGGTTCCGATGGTCGGCAATCTACCGGCCAAATCTCGGTGTGCCCCGTGTGGCGCCGTACTGTCAACAGTCCACCACGTCGAAGCAATACGACGACCCGGGCGACTTGATGTATGACCGCGTGTACCAGACCGAAATGAAGGCAGTTGATTTTTGTATAGATGCGATCGCCGTACCTATGCAACAGGCAATTGGCACTGAAATGCGGAATCGGCAGGTTAAGGCGCGCGTGTGGCGCGACCCGGGAAACAAGTCATTCTCGGCGGCGCTGGATGCCGTGATCGTGGTCATGCGCAAGCGCGGGCTGTTCGATTGAAAATATTTGACATCCACGGCAATATATTCCACACTACGCGCGTGGTGGGAGAGTTGCCACCAAAAATTGCCAGTTACCTTCGCGGGTCGCTGGCTTTTTGCATTGGAGCCCGCCATGACCGACGATCTGAAGCGCCAGCTAGGCATCGGACAGAGCAGCATGGCGCGGCGCCTGAAGGATTACGCCGATCCATTCGAGCCTGAACAGCCGAAGCCAACTCCTGATCTAGAGACAGACGCCGATGCTTGGGCGAAAAGCGTCAAGGACTTGCTGGGGCAGCCATGACGCAGACCGAGCATGCCATCGGCAACCTGGCGGATATCTTCGCCAAGCATGGAAAGCTACCGTTCTCGACTTGCGTGCGCTCGCTAGAGTCACTGGTACGGCTGGCGATCGCCGATCATGTCGCCGCACCGATTCGGGCTGCGCAGGCTGACATGGATAAGGTAGATCAAATAAGAGTTAATAGCGCCTTGAAGTGAGTTGATTCCTGCGCAACCTAGCGCGAGCCGTTCACAGGTTTAGTGGTGGGGCTACCGTTCGAATCGGTGGCTCGGCGGTGTAGGGATGGAATCAACTCTCTTGAGGGTGAAAGCCAGCGAACTAAACCAGTGCCGACGATACATCGGCGCCGCAGGTCTGCGGCAATACTGGCAATTACTCGCTGCCGCCACGTTATGCCCGATGCGCCCTGGCGCTATGGATTTGAACCGGGGCTAGTGGCTTCCCCCAACCTTTTGCCGATTTAGCTCATCTGGTAGAGCGCCGGTTTTGTAGTCCGGATGTGATGGGTTCGAGTCCTGTAGTCGGCACCAATTCAAGTGTCTCCCTCCGTCCCGCAAGGATGGATCTTTGCCCGCCCTGCGCGGGCTTTTTTATTGATGGAGCCGTTGGAACGCGGCAAACACGGCGTCCGACATGCTGACCGTACCAGACTCGAAATACTGCCACTGGCGCAGGGATAGCCCGACCAGTTGCGCGGCGGCAGATTGGGATAGTGCGCCACGCGCCGCGATGATTTGCGCGGGCGTGACGTTCGATTGGCGTTTTTTGTTAGCCATGATTAATACGCTGCCAACTCGTCGTAGTTTGCCATGTACCGTTTTCCGTCTGCATCAATGATCTGATGGCTGTAGTCACCGAGCGCGCGTGAAGCCTTGCAAGCTGCAACCTCAGTCTTGTGCGTGGAATATCCCTTGCCGCCGTAGTAAGCGGCGCAAACCACTGCATATTTACAGTCTTTGCCGAACTTGATTTCGCGATCGCAAGAATCGCTTGCAAGATCATGGATGCTGCCAGTGTTGCTCATTTTTGCAGGGATTGTGTAAGTTGTTGTCATGTTGATCTCCTGTTTGGTTGGTCGTTTTTATGCGTACTTCGCTTTTTCTGCGGCTTCGGCGCGGCGCATTGCTTCGTATTCGGCGCGGATCAGGTTAGCAAGTGGAGCGGCGCCAGACCACATTAATGTGTTTCCGCGAGTGCTGAGTCTGTCGCAAATTTGCGATCCTCCGGCATCACGAACGTACCCGCCAGCCAGAGGGGCAACGAATTCAGATTCGATAACATCGCCAGAAATACCACATTCGTATTTGATGGTGACGCGGTTCGCTGCGGTTGCTTTGATGACTGTTTTCATGATGCTCTCCGGTGTGGTTTGCGCTGCTGATGAATACATAATATACGCAATTATTGCGTAGTGCAAGGACTATTTTAGTTATCTGAAAGGCGTGCCATGTCCGCATTCGCGATGCTTATGATCTGGTTCGGCATGTTCTTCCCTGCATGGGTATGAGCCGCACCTCAGACGCCGTGCGCGATTTGGCTGCAGCGATCGAGAACGTGGCGCCAGGCCATCACGCGCTGTATGTCCAGGCACTGGAAGCGGTCGCCAATGTTGCCCGAGCGGAGCTGGTGTCAGACCTTCAAATCGGCTTTTCGACGTCGGATGAGGTGGAGATTCGGCATTGATGGGTAGTACAGATTGATTCAGGCCCGCCATGTGCGGGCTTCTTTATTTAGGGTTGCCATGATGCTGGTCACAATGCTGATGATCATCTACGGCAGAACACCGCAGCCAGTGTCGCGCAATTGGCCGTACAAGTAGCCATGAGCAAGCAAGCACCAAGGCTGCATACCCTTAAGCCTCGCCTCCAGGCGGCGAACACCAACCGCCTGACCGTGATGGCACCCAATCCAACGTCGACGCCGCGCTTACGTGGGCGCGCTGCCGTCGACAGGCGCGCACGTTGGCTAAGTCTGCATCCTCTCTGCGTTGAGTGCGAGAAGGTGGGCAGGGCGACCGCTGCTGACGTGGTTGACCACGCCATCCCATTGTGGGAGGGCGGCAAGGACGACGAATCGAACTTCCAAAGCCTGTGCCAGACGCCTTGCCATGACGCAAAGACTTCCGCAGAGGCAACGCGCAGGGCTCGCGGGTAACAACCACAAAGGAATAGCATGACATGTATCGTTGGCCTAGTTCACGATGGCAAGGTATTGATCGGCGGTGATAGTGCTGGCGTGAGTGGCTACGATCTCAGGGTAAGGGCAGACCTAAAGGTATGGTCAAAGGATGGCTGGGCTTTTGGCTTCACATCAAGCTTCCGCATGGGGCAACTGCTTCGTTATTCATTAGCCATTCCGCAGCGCCATCCAGATACCGACCTGATGCAGTTCATGGTGACATCATTTGTCGATGCTGTGCGCTCCTGCCTCAAGCTAGGTGGTTACGCCAGCCTGAAGGATAGCGTTGAGGAAGGCGGGACATTCCTCATTGGGCATGCTGGCCGGCTATTCAGTATCGAATCAGACTATCAAGTGAGCGAAGAGTCAAACGGCTTCAGTGCCTGCGGGTGTGGTCATGCATACGCTTGCGGCTCGATGTACTCCAACTCACATATGGAGCCAGAAGCAAGAGTGCAGCAGGCTCTCGATGCTGCCGAGGCCATGTGTGCAGGGGTTCGCGGGCCGTTCTCTGTCGTCAGTGCATGACGGGGGCAGGTTGCATCTCTGCAACTTAGTTGCCGGAAAC